TGGAGTTGCTCGCATTCGGAGAGCGCTCCCACCAGTAACTGGCAATAATCCATCCGCCTCCGATAGATGCCGTAAAGTTCGGGGTTAGATTATACTTATCCAATTCCGCCTGAGTGAGGTACATATAACCAATAGAGTCATTGCTCGTATTGATCCAAATATCTCCCTCTTTGACGTCATTCGCGGGATCCAAACTGGGATCATCTGCCGCGCTATAGAAGGTAGCATCATCCTCGACCATACGACCTCTGAATTTCAAACGTCTACCATTGCTCGTAAACCACGAGATAGCAGTACCTTCGCTCGCATAAGGTTCGGTTGTATAACCGCCGACTTCTCTGTTAGCTGCAAGGTAAATCTTGTCTTCCGAAATAACAATCTCGGTAGACTGACTACCCGCGCTCGCGCTAATCTTAACCGTCTTAAGTATGTTACGCCACTGAATAGGAAGTGCATTGACAAGGCGCGTATTACAGAATGTACGCATCAAGCTCGCATCCCAACCGCCTGCGTTAGTGTTCGTGCTGTTCATCCAGTATCCACGACCGTCAAGCAGGTTGTTCGCTATAAGCGAAATCTTTGCTTTCGCGCTCGTTCCTGTTCCTGCAAGTCTGTATCTATCCGTACCACAGAATTCCATTCTCAAAGGCTCACGACACCAAGATGCTAATTCGTATGCATTGGTTTCTCCAAGGTCATCGTACCAAACCTTACACCAGTGGATAATACCCTTGGCGTAATAGTCGCATCCGCCGTCACCATATCTAACCGCACCGAGAGTAACCGGTACATTGGTAGCAGTGGCTCTGGTTCTCGTAAGAAGAGTACGAGTGATTGCATCCGCAAACCTTGCGCCGTTACCGTTAGTGGTCTGACAACCGCTATATACATAGAGATGGTTTTCACCAGCGCGGTGTCTGATAACAACAATATCACGATAGTGCTTCGAGCTTACGTAGTTACCTACAATCTGAGATTTGTCGCCCCACTGAATGCTCGGATAGCTATTGAACCTCAGCCTGAATCCTTCGCTTCCCTCTTCCTCGAAAGCAGATACAAGGGTTGCATTGGTATCGGTAGAGTCGCACGCATAAGTGAAGTCGATAGCCATCGTGAAGGATTTCTCGTTGTCGCCGAACAGATATACATCTGTGTCAATAGCAGTTTCTCCGTCCAAAACAAGAGGCGTATCAACAGGTACGATTTCCTTGCTCTCGATGTTCGAGAAATTCAAGTCCGTACCCATAGTAATATCGTGATAGTCCTTATCAACGAAGTATTCGTCAACGTTTGCAAGTCCGTTTGCCGCAGCAGTTGCCACCGCATAGATTTCTGCAACGTTCATTTCGCTAAGGTCTTTCGTGCCGGCAGAAGGCAGATTTGCTACCTCCCAAACGGCATATACACTCATATTACCGCGCACATAACCTGTGCTCTTATCCCAACCTGCAAACATCTTACCCGAATATACGCTCGTATCGAATTCGTTTGCGGGCGTTTCTCCTGCATAAACCGCATCGGAACCGTATTCCACGGTTTGCTCGTCAAGCTTCAAGCCACCTTCAGCATCATACCAAGCGACGGTATAAGTGCGAACGGTAGCAGTAAATACAGCAGTAACAACTCTTGCTTCCAGAACGGGGCTTGTAAGCTCATTCCAAGATGCGAAAGCATAGCTGTACTGAGGCGTGCTTGCCTTAGTGGGAACATCGTCAAGAAGTCCTGTTGCAACAGGATCAGGCGGAGTCTGTCCTCTATCTACATAGCAGGAACAAAGCTCTGTGCCAGTATCATCAACGTATGTTACTTTATACTGTTCGATAAGGTTAGCGGAGTTATATCTTACAACGAGACCGTCCCAAGCTTCCTCGTAGTTCGCCAATTCTTGGCTTCTTACCTGTCCGCTGATGTAGACTTGTCCCGAGAGACTTGATTCATTGAGGTCGAAAATGTCATTCAGCAACTCAGTGGTCGCCAAAGCATTATCGCCCGTCCAGTCGATACCTGCGAGCGTCAAGGTTCTCAGCGTATCAACCGATTTCTCAACCATCGTCTTTTCGTCAATCAACGAATGTTCAATAGTCAAGTGCTGAAGACTGTCCGTAGACATCTGGAAGTCCGTAAGGTTCTGGAGGTTCTGCATTCTCAACGTGTTGATAGTGTCAGGCAGATGCGCCGTTGTTACCTTACCGTTTTTAGCGAATGCAACGCCGCTGATAGAAGAACCCTCGGCATACAGCTCAAGAAGGTTATAACACTTCGTCAAGTCAACGATAGAGTTCAAACCTGTCATATTTCTGATGTCCAGATACTCAAGCAACTTGTTGTTACCAAGCGCGAGAGTAGTCATAAATGTGTTGGTGTAGCCTGCGGTCGTACTACCAATCGTAAGTCTCTGCAAGCGCGATGCCTTAGAGAAGTCGTTATCGCCGACATAACACTTGGAAAGGTCGCCGATGCCTTGAATGAACGATGCACCGTAGATCAGCGTAATATCCGCAGCTTCGAGTCCTTCGGGATAAGGAATGGTGTATTCAACGCCAGCCTTTGCTCTTACGTTATCCTTGTGTCCGTTGTAGAAGCTGAAGCCGATATACATATCGGAATAAGGAGTCAGATAGAGCGTGAAGTCCTTGGGAACTACTGCGCCAACAGGGTTATTGAAACGCAACATTATCTGGTCAGCCGTTGCCGTCTTACCAAAATACTTAGTTGCGAAGTAGATTTCTTGGTTTCTCTCAAATTGTCTACGCTGATACTTCTTTCTACCGTTCATCATTTCTCTGAAGAAACGAGGGTTAGAAGCGCCTGCGATACTGTTATCGATAGAAACACCTTTGTAAGTACGAAGGTACTTACGCTCAATGTCAATTCTCCACAATTCCTCGGGGAATTGGTTCTGAGAGTTATCCCATTGAGTGATAAGTCCGTTAGAGCTCCAAGCGTTAACGTCTTCGCGGTTAACATACATAGCCATAAGCTCTGTCTTGAAGAGGTCGCGGATTCTGCAGAAGAACTTGCTTTCCGCAGCTCTGTAGATATAAGAAGATGAAGGATCTCCGTCAACGTAGAAGTCAACGTCTTCTTTACCATAAGGCAACACAAGCTTACCGGTGTTGTCAATACCCAGAGAGGTATCAAAGTCGTATCCGAAGGTCAAATCCCATCTGTAAACGCCATCGTCGCACTTTCCGTAGTGCCAGAAGCTGTTCTTTGCACGGTTATCAACCATCGTATAGCGCTCGGTAAACAGGTAGTAATAAAGCGCAGAATCAACTACGAAGTAATTCTCAAGGTTATCGTGGAATTCTTCATCCGTAGAAGTAACTACGAACTTATAGAAGTCTCTCCAAGCGTCGATATTGGCTTGTCTTTCCTCGTCTGTAATGCCCTTCTTCTCATAGCGGAACTCGTAAGAACCGTTACCAAAGGACTTGAATTCTCCTTCCTTATATTTATAAGGAGCATAGAGATCGTCGTAAGCGGTGTTTCCAGCCTTCCAGTTTGCGGGAGTACAGATAGCATTGCCGTAACCTGTCGGGAACTCTGCGAGAGCAACGTTGTAGTCTGTGATTTCGATTACGCACTCTTTGGGATCGTTCTTGTCGTTTACACGAGTATCGTCCGTCTTCTTAGAGTCGCCCACATTACCAAATGCATAGAAATGCCAGTTAGTATCATTGAACTCTCTGTGAGTGCTAAGGTCTTCGTCAGCTTCTCTGATGAAAACTACGCAGTTGTGGAACTCCATACAGTCTTTAACCTTGGAGTCTGCGACCTTCGCTGAACGCTTGAAGGGGTTGAATGTGTTATATCTGTTAGCCATCAACGCATTGTTTGCGTTCTCAGAAGATGCGATATTAACCTTAACGTTGAGATAGTCGGTAGGAACGGAATCTCTTGTGAGGGTGATTGTCTTGCCGGTTGTACCGTCGCTGAAAGTGAACAGTGATGTATCTCTGTCCATAATAAGGTCAAGGTTTCTTCCCGCGTATCCGTATTCGTTAGACGATGTACCCTGTCCCGAATGGCGTGCGCCGGTGCAAGTCCAGTTGTCGAGAACGGGATCTCCGTTCTTGTAAATCATCTGAACCGTAGTGCCGTCAATCTTGTTGTCCTTGTCGTTCGTAAACCAAGGAGCCTCAACTTTGATAATTCTCAAGTCAGGGCATCTCTCAGCAAGAATCTCGGGAGTAAGGTTGCCGTTTTCATCATAGATTTCGTTTCTGTCGTGGCGAGAAATCATCTCGTCAGAAGTACGTGCGTCAGTGATGAAGTTCTGAAGAATGTCGCTATCCGTCAAGTTGAACTCATAAGCTCTCATTCTGTAGATGTAAACATCGCAGTCAGGAGAACCAATAACGATTTCGACAGGCTCGTACTGCTTGATAACGTGGTTGTTATCGTAGAGCAAAGGTCTCAAGCCAACGCCGTCTTCGTAGGTCATAATGTAGGAAGTAACATCTTCGCCGTCCCCAATGGGGCAAATATTACATTCAAACTCGATTGCATCTTCCTCACTGTAAGGAACATACAACTCGTCTGCGCTGGTGTTAATGTATGCCTCGTGGACATTCATAACAAGTCCAACTTTATCGTCCGCCAAGCCGTTAGAGCAGGTCAGGAACCTTGCGTTGTCTTTGCGAACGTTTGTAGTTTTAAAGATTACCTTGAAAGCAGAACCGCTTTCCTTGGCATCCTTTGCGAACATCTTGTAATTGATTGTCGCATATGTACCAGATTTAATGCAGAAATATTCCTCGCCGGGAATAGCATTTCCCTCTTCATCTCTGCTAATCTGATATCCGCCGTTTTGCCAGTCGAAGTTATCAGAAACACTCATACTGATGGCGGGGTTGTTTTCGTCAGACCAAAGCCTGTTTGCGCTACTGTTGGTGCGTCCAACGGGGTTAAAGTCAAAAACGTATCCGTCAACGGTTTCGACGTCGAATCCGATATCGGTCGTATTGATTACGATCTCAACGTATGTAGCACCGCAACGAATGATGAGGTGATGCTCGCCAACCTCGGTAAGCTTAACGCTCCATTCGCCCTCGGAACTTTCCAGAGTTTCCTCGCCAACAACTTCGCCGTCAACCTCTTTTGTGATTGTGGGCGTACTCGTATTGGGATCAACAACATAGAAAGGAATAATCATCGTATTGAACTGTTTCAGCGTAATCGCGCCATAAAGGTCGTTACGATAAGCGCAACCGATAACGGGGGTTCCAGCATCTTCATCGAACCAAACAAGGTCGTAGTAGATGTGTTCTGTTTCTACATCCTTACCACTGATAGAAGCGGTGATGTAGCATTCAAACAAGTGAGCGCCGTGAGCCTGCGCAGGGATAGTAAATCTCTTCGAGCTACCAGATGCGGTAGTGTCTTCGTAGCCAATTTCTGTGCCATCCATCTTGAAGTGCACACGCTTATCAACGGAACCATAAGGAACATAGTTAAAGAGAATACTTTCTCCAACGGTATACGTCTTCTTTGCAAGGTTTGCATCGGAAGGTTCAAGACGAATGTCTACGACCTGAACGTTCCAGATACGGGTAAGCATACTACCCGCGTCATCGTTAACCGTCAGTGAGAACTTTGTGGTACCGATAGGAAGTTCCTGACCGAGCAGTTGTCTTGCGTCAAAGCTGTTGTAACCCTGATTAAGAGTACCGCTTGCAAGAACCTTCGAGCCATTCTTCCAAGTGTAATAACCGTCAACGGTCTGTCCGTCGGTATCCACAGACGAGAAGTTAAACTCGATGTCTGCCGCGTCGGTAGGTGTGATAATCAAAGGGGAAGGTGTAATTCTCTCAACGGTAATAGTGGTTGAACCACCACCGCCACCTCCGCCACCAGAACCTGCGGCAAAGCGTGTTTCGCTTCCCTCGATCTTTTCGCCGTTTTTATCCTTCAGCCAGACCTCAACCATTTCAGCGTCGCCAACTGTAACGGTTGCGGACTCAAGTCCCATAGCTCCGCTGTCGGGAAGTTCAGTTCCCTCTCCAATGGGATCGCCCTCCGCGTCAACAAGAACCATAAGTTCCTTGCCGTCTTCGGTTTCGCGCACTTCGATGTCTTTGGGAACGCCGCCCTCGATTTCTGTCTGCATTGCAGTAATACGCTCGTCAAGGCTGTCATACTCGCCCTTTGCATCTGCAACCTGATCAATGGTATCCGCGAACTCGTCGCGGTAACCCTTAGCTTGGTTAGCATACCTTTGGGCATCTGCCGCAGAACCTTCCGCTTTATCTGCAAGTGCCTGCGCCGCTTCGATCTGGTCTTGAGCATTTAAGAGAGCTTCGGATGCAGCCTCAGCCGACTCTGCAGCCGCGGTAGCAGAACTCTCTGCCTCTGCAATTCTCTGGTCAAGCTCGTCGATGTGGTCAACAACATTCTCAACGCGCTCAACGAGGCTGACAAGTACATCGTATCCCTCGTCTTCAGTGATGTCGGTTTCGTTAGTGGGAGCGTATTCAACGAGAACACTGAAGTTCAAGGTTGAGAATTTCTCGCCGTCCTTGATGATCGAAACATCACAAACGCATTTTCCTGCGACCTGAAGCATCCAGTTCGTAAGAGGTACAGTAACGGTACCGTCGGCGTTTACAACACCCGCAAAGTCGTGGCTTTCCAAGTCGGCTCTCTTTACGCCGAATACTACGGTTGCGCCAGAAGGAACGTCGATTTCTTCTCCGCGAGTGGTGATTGTTACTTTTAAAAATCTTGAATCCTCGTCGTACTGCTTTGCGTGCACAACTTTGTACGCATTTTCACGAGAGGTATCCAAGGTCAATTCTTGTGTAATTTTCATTTATTACTCCTTTATTTCATTTTGCTTATTTTTTATTTAGTCATCTAAAACACAGGTTTCCGATGCTAATAAGCCAATCGGATTAAGTTTGTCAATAGCAAGAATATCTTTTATAAATCTCACACTCGCCTATTCACATATATAAGGGGCGGACTTTTGCCCGCCCTTATACTTATTCTTCCTCGATAAAATCAAGCAAGGGGAACATCTGCTTCATCGACAACTTAAGGTTGTCGGCAAGCTCCGCAAGCTTGAAACGAATGCCCGGATCTTCAGCTTCCGTTTCGCCGAGTTTTGCAACGTCGGCTTGGAAATCTGATACCTTCTCGTTGGGAACGATACTTGTCCCGTCTTTTCTGGTTTCGGCGTGTTTGCTAAATATCTTGCGTACTTCTGCTGTGTAAAACTCTTGATCGCTTTGAGTTTTAACGATGAACCTTGTCATCCAGTAAGAAAGATGTGCGCCGATATCTTCTTTGTCGGCAAATCCTTCCAGCACGCTCCGTGCATTGATTATTGTTGATAATTTCATTTTAGATTTCTCCTTTAAGTTCCTTTATTTCTTTTTCAAGTTCGGCAACTCGTGCCTTTAGTTTTTGGATTTGCAAAGTATTTATAGCGATAAATTCCTCGTAACGCAATCCATATGTTTTATCTTCATCGGATCCGATGCATACTCCGGCAAAATCTTGTAAGCTAATACCGGCTCTAAGTAGGCTTTGCTCAACGTCCTGAGCGATAAAACCAACGTGCCGCCTGTTACTGTCCGCCTTTTCATAGATGAAAGAAACAGGTTCCAGCCCATCAAAAAACTCTTCATAAGATTCCGAAAGTGGTTCTACGCTGTGTTTTTGTCGTGCGTCACTGGTAGTGATTGAGGCAGTATACGCTCTAACACTACGCCAAACGTGAGTATCATCGCCCAAAAGATATCCAGACGAAGAAGTTGCGGAAGTATTCGGGCAAAAGCTTCCAAGAGAGTATAAAATATTGTTTGTTGCACTGATGTTAACCGAACTAAAAGCGACGCTGCTGCCATAAGAACTTTTATCGATAGAAACACCCTTAACAACAAACTTTTGCGTGCTGTTTTTTCTTATATGAACCTGCTCAAATTTTATACTTCCCGAATTGCTTCCCTTTGGGATATCATATGAGAGTTCTTTCTCGTAAGTAGTTTTGTCAACCCACCCATTGAGTAATGTCCATTCTTGAATAGCATACTTGAGATAGAATGTCACGTGATAAGGTACAAGAAGAACTCCGCTGTTGCTTATACCATAATTGCAAGTTACGCTACAAGCGAATCCTGATCCAACATATTCATCTTCATCTTGTTCACTGCCGACAAAATTATTGAGGGTTATAGTTTGCGTTACAGTTTCGCTTGCCGTATTTGCTTTGAATCTTATACCCGCGCCACCAATGTTTTTTATTTCGAAATCTCTATTTCCAGAGGTAGCTATGTAAGATACGGTGTCCTCGTTATATATAGTAACGTCGTTAGCCAAATTAAATATTGCCTGCGTTGGGAAAAAGATGGACTGCGCGTTAAGCTTAATATACTCACTCTCAAGTCCATCACCAGTAATTTGAAACGCTCCAATATTACCATCTATTGCGTTAATGGTGCCTTCGATATTAGCACCAGTCGCAGTCAATATGCCGTCAGCATCAACTGTGAAATTCGGGAATACTATATATGGCGAAGCGCTCAAATCAATCTTTGCGCCCGATGTGCAGGTAAATCCAGTTACCTTATACCCACCCCAAGCAATCACAGCCGATAATTCCGTCGGATACAATCCGTTCATAGTGTTGAAAAGAATTGCTGATGTAGTCAACACGCATTCATAAGTTACCACATTACCCGAAAATGTAACTACGGCATTAGTAAAATTGCCACTGGTTATATGACCGTTGTATTTATATCTAACTTGGCTTATAGCTGCGTCGGTCAATTGGTCTGCTGAATCAACCGTAAATGTCCCTCTCATGATGTAGCTGAAGTGTCCAGTGGTACCCTCGGAAGGTCGAAGGATTTGAGTAGGGTTTTTAGGTGTGTCAACAACGTTGCCAGACACGCTTTCTCTTTTTTCATCAGCATCAAAACCAGCAGATTGAATTACGCCACCTGTAATCGTTATATTGCTGCAGGTAACGTTTCCATCTTCGTCAATTTCAAATGTGTTATTGTTGCTTATCAGGCTTCTTACAGAAATATTTCCGTAAAAGTAGGCGTCTCCCGTTACATTTGCTTGAAAAACAGTTGCTTTGCTCTGACTATTTTTTATCGTTATGCCGTTTTGATCGAGGGTAATATATCCGCCTTCGTTGGAAATTTTTAACTGATTGCCCAGCATCAAAGAACCAACTATTACTTCCGCTAATAATCCGTATGCTTGCTTCTCGATGGGGTTCCCATCACCATCATAGTCGGTATATGCAACCTTACCAAGAGCCGTTTTAACAGTTTGCCAACTGTCATCCGTAAAGAGGATAACGTTATTTATCATACGCACCTGTTCTTTTTCAAATAAATCCTCAGCCTTGCGCCTTCTTCCAAGAATGCCCGTATTGTCAATAACAAATTCTTGGTTGCTCATATTTTTCTCTGCAAGACGCAATGTTTTATCAAGGGGGTTAAGTAACAGTTCTTGGATGGAATTCTTATGCGTGCTGTAATCCATAAGTTCATTCCAATTAGAGATGACATTTTTAGATGTATTTGAAGCCGATGTTATTAAATCGGCAAAAGTATAACCCCAGTCATTCAATTTAAGAGCATTTGAAAAAACAAGTTCAAAAGTATCGTCGCCGTTTTCCAAGCTAAATCTCATCTGTGTCAATGCGGGATAATAATATACGTCCTTCGTTTTCTCAATAGTAATTACCTTGCCCAATGCAAGTTCATACATAAATTGACGGAAGGCATATATTTTGATGAATTTTATAGAATTCACACTAATGGAAAATCGAGGCTGGCAGACACGAGCAATCTCTTTTTCGCCACAAGCAAGAAGCTCTCTCGCCAAGTCAATTGCTTCCTCTGGCTTGGTACTATCTAAAACAGCAAGTGTGTCATTGTTATAATCTCCCTCTATCCAATAGTGGCGTAATTCTGATAATAGGGCTGGGGTATCTTTGAAATAACTCAAAATATTGGCTTCTTCGGCAATCGCTTGCATATCTACGGCAATTTCATTTGCGTTTGCCTCATACTCATCAACGAGCGCTTGTTGTTCGTCATCAAGTTTTCCCCAAGCAGTTAGCCATCTGGACACATCGGAATAAGTGCTATATCTTTCAATTGCCGCGACATGCTGAATCTCTTCGCCTGTAGTTTGATCAACCTTACTACCACGGACAACCTTACAGTATGTTTTCAAGTCGCTATCTATAAAGTAAATGTCTTTTTCGTCAGCCCAATCTGTTAAAACGCCAGCCAAGGTATTCGTCACCCCTGAACTAATTGCGAAAGTTCCACTGCTTAATGTTGGTTGAGTGGTTGAAAACTGCCAAACGTCCCCGGGCTTTGGATGTGATGTAGCATAGAACGTACTCTCGTCTAAACTTTTGCGAATACTATATAGCTTCCAGTCATTGTTATTTATCTTCGTCTTGTCGGGAACAGACACGTTTTTACTTTTAAGAGATTTATAGGTTTCTCCGTCATACATTACAACGTCACCTATATCATACCCTTCGTCAGTAGGAGGTTGTTCCCAATCATATATTACATCAAAAGATTCGGCTAAAAAGATAGCATCATCTTGTACCGTTTTAAGAGCATATTGGTCTCTGACAGTTTCTAAGTCTTGAACCTTTTTTCTGGTGTATGCAGTTTCAGAAGATGCTTCTGTGTGTGCTTCATACGCCTCGCGCAGATCGGACACGAGGTCAGTGTATTCTGCCTTCTTGCTATCGACAAGAGCCTTCCAAGCTTTAATCTTATCGATAAGTGCTTGCGACATCCAATGATAATTGATCTCATCCATATAGTAGCTGAAGTCAACAATGTAATTTGTACCCGTTGGGTTTACAGTTCTTATATCAAGATCTGTACCGGAGCAGTTCAGTACGGTAACGATATCGTCCGCCTTTTCAGTAGTCTGCAATTCATTCATTACATTATCGAACGAAAGATATATATTTGTCTGCTGCGCAATGTCTTCGACTCTCTTGACTTTAATTGCGTGATGCATAAAGTCGAAATCAAAGATTACTTCAAAAGCGTTTTCCACAGAGTTGACCATAAAGTCATAGGCGTACGTAGCACTGTTCTCCTTAAAAGCTCTGCAAACATTTTGTTTACTGCCTTTGACATATTTCAAACTGTGGTCAACCCATACGATTGTCCAATCGCCGTAGTCCACGTCGGGTTCGGATTCGTCTGGCGAAATTGCCACCTTGATGCCCAACTGCTGATAAAGCTGACCGACAACCGAAGGAATTGAATCTTCTTTATCTGAATCATAGTTTACGTCATAAGGATCGGACTCATCGTAGAATTTGTAAAGTCTTCCTTCGCAGAAAAATCCTTTCTCTTTGAACGCGCACTGATGTGATTGCGCGGTAATGGACATATAGGCGGTTAAGCCATCTTCGTTTTCTACCGCTTGAGTAATCTGGAACCAACCGATTTCATCAATCTTGATAAGTCTTTTGGTCGCCAGACGAGAGTAGTACGGAAGTTCAAACATCGTTCCGTCTTTACTCTTTTCGTACTTTGGAGCTTCAAACGTAAGCTCCGAGAGGTCATTGAACCTCAACACGAAATTCCTGTTTCGCGCCTTGATTGCGCTAATGGGTTTCATGTCGGGATTGTGAAGATACAGGATTGGATCCTTAATCTTCTTATAGTGATCAAACAAGAATTCCATGTATTCCTCCTTTTTAGAATCCTATCATAGCATAGGTCGGCACTGTAATCGTCATCGTTCCTTTAAGGGTTATTTGAAGGACATTAACGCCGTGCTGCAACCTAAGCCAATTTTTATTAAAGAGGGAAAGCCTGTCCCCTCCAATTGTGCTTTCGATTATTTTGAGTTCGTTATCAACCGTGATTGTTTCAGTATTCCTTACTCCAGTAAACTTGAACTCAGCTTGAACCGCTTCACTCGTATTCAGAATGGTTACATTTCCCTCTTCCGTCATTGTGAAAGTTACGATGGGATAGATGTAATCATCTGGGATATCGGAATTGTTGACAATTTTTACGGTCTGCGTCGTGCCAGTTCCTGTCACGGTTATTTTCTTCGGTCTGCCATATGCAAATATGGAGTCGAATTTTGCCGTTACGGTAAAGCCGTGGCACCTTCCTCTGACATATATTAAATCTGCGCTTGTAAAAACGCAGTTGTAATAATAGTCTTCGAACTCAGGCTGGTGCATCTGAAGCTTTTTGAAATCATTTCTGCCAACCAGCCAAGTCAGTATCTCTCTCCTTTGCGCATCCGAAATCGCTTCTTGAGAAATGATGCTGAATGTATATTCAGGAGCGTCATCATATTCAATGCCGTTGTGCAAAAATCTACGAGCTCTCGCCGATTTCGTTATGTTCAATGTCGGCGCGAACACCGCAGTATCTTCGACGGTTTCACTGTCAAACGAAGCAATCTTCAGATTGTAAGCCCCGGAATACACGCCGTCATATGTAAAGTATGTAGCGTTAAACATAATACTCCTTTCTATAGTAAAAGAGCCGTGTGTTGCAACGGCTCTTGGTTATATTGAAAATTTATTGACTTCCCTACGGTAGCCTGTCCTGCTGAATGCGCTGTCAATTTCCTTCTTGACCTCGTCCACCGCTTGCTTAACTACCTTCTTGAGGGTAGGCATAGTATCCTCGGTAACCGAGTCGCATCTGATAGCGACAATAGGCGCGTTATACTGAATACCGCCATTGCCACTCTGCGCCATACCAAGCATTTTGGGATAAGTATCTCTCAAGAACTTGCTCATTTGGGCGGGGGTGGAAACGAATTCGCCATTCAAGAGCTTTGCAAAAATCTCGTTGTCTTTGAGAATTGCTCCGCTACCAGCAAAGCCACCGGTATGGTGTTGCTCAGTAGGTGCGGGGACAACGGGGGTAATGTTTAAGCTTGCCGCAAGACCATCGATTGCCGCAGTGATTCTGTCAACTTCTCTGCTAATAAGCTTTTCGTACTCGTCGTATGAAGAATCAAGTTCTTCAGTTAAAACGTCGATGGCGTGCTCTAAAGTGAAATCGTCCAGCTCTTCTTGCGCCTTATCAAGCTCACCCTTTAACTCTCTTGCGCGAGCTTTTCCTGCCTCGGAATTATCCAAACGCGCCAGCGACAATTGAGTTTGCAGGCTTGCTATATTCTGCTCTTTCTTTTCCAGTTCTTTACGATAATCTAATTCCTCCTTATATGTCTCCAAGAGGTCTTTTCTCATATCGATAAGCTCTTTATACCTATCAAGCTCTTCATCGAGAGCATCTTTTTGTTTTTCGAGCGCTTCGGTTTGTTCTTCAAGAGCAGCACTCCTCAATAACGTAGCCATGACCGCAATTGCGTTATTAAGATTGCCTTGAGCTATATTGTAATTTTCTGTTCCCTGCTCACACGCCGCAAGCTTATCAACATATTTTTGTAGATATCCCGTAGCAAAATCATTGAGAATATCAGAATTGCTCCAACCCGCATAAGCTCCTTTTAATTGGAACCCTTGATTGGTCATATCAAAATATTTCAGCAAATCGGGATACTTATCGAGCAGATCAACGATAGCATCAGACGCGACAATACCATTGTCGGTAATGCTTTCAAGCGCAGAGTTCAAGGAGTCAAACTTTCCTTCTATATCATTCAATATGTCCAGAAACGACTTTTCAGCAAGAACCTTAGCCGCGTCAGCCATTGCGTTAATTTGATTAACGAGACCTTCTATGGCACTGGCATCTTCCCACGAGAACATTCCAATCTCAATGAGATAATCAACCATCTGTTTGAACGCGGGATTGGTGTCATAAAGGTTCTTTATGCTGTCTGTGCTAACTATTCCTTCATTTGCCCATTGCTTAAGCGTTTTTTGTATATCCGGGAAGCGCTCCATCGTAATAACGGACTTCCAAACAGAATCAAAGTTACCTTCTGCAATTGCAATTTTGTGTAAGTATTTATAATATGTATTATAAGCTTCGTTAGCATCTTTCTGCCATTGTTCAAGATTTTCACCACTATGATAAGTGAGCATATCCTTTTGGTCTGAAAGCTGCTGATAGAAATCAAATACATAGTTTCTTTGCTGTTCTGTTGCATTTTGCCAATCGCCAAGAATTTGATCGACATAGTCCTGAGCACTCGTTGTCTTTACAGACCAGTCACTTATACCGTAACCAAATGCATCAGATATGCCCAATGTAAGAACAGAAGCAAGAGAACGCCCAACACCATTCCAGAATGTGTTGTCTTCTTGAACGTATGCGTCAGAAAGTTTTTCATCAAGGATTGTGCCGACGGCGGTTGAAGCATCTTTCTCTGCTTCTTTCCGTTTGGCTTGCTCGACGTCTTCGAGTAATGCTTTCTCTGCTTCAAGCTGAGCAATTGAAGCTTCGAGTCTTTCCATTTCCTCTTGCTCAACGAGAGTTATTTTACCGTTGTTACTCTGCTTTTGCAGTTCTTTCAATCTGTCCTTTGCGGATACAAGCTTTTCATTCAGATCTTCGACTGCCTTCGCAGCATCTTCCCAAGCCTCTTTGGATGCTTCTGCGGCATCGACCGCTTCCTCTTTTGCCTTAGTTGATGCGTTTGCAAAACCTACAATCGCCTTAACAACCGATGTGATTGCCAAAACAACTGCCGTAATTGCAAGTAAAATCCAACCCAGAGGGTTGTTGGACATAAAGCCCCAAATAGCTGTATTCGCCATTTTACAAGCGATAGCTATGCCGGTACCGATCAGCATTACTGCACCAACGATAATTTGCGCCAAAGGCGGCATCTTATCTGAAAACGTAGTGAAGGCAGTAATTAAAACGGTAATATAAAGCATAGGGTTCTTTGCTAAAGTAAGCAAAGCTTGCCCAATTGTTTGAGTGCCAAGCTGAATAGCGGCAACGAAATCGCCCCAACTTGTAAGAGCTCCACCAAAAACTTTAGTTATTAACTTGCCGAGCAACACTACTGAAACACCAACAAGAGCAAGTGTCGGGATCATCGAATCCCCAAACGATAGAACAGCATCAATCACGTTGACCAATGTGCTCATTATGTCCACTAATGTTACGACAAGATCGCTACTCAAAATGGTTTGTGAAAAACTCTCCCACGATGTAGTAAGCTTGTTTATAGAAGCATCAATACTTTCAACATACGCCTCTGTGTACTTTTCTTGCGCCGTGCCAGCAGAGTCTGCTGCGGTTGCCGCGTAATCAAGCGCGTCTCCGTAGTTCTCCATAAGAACAATAAACTTTTCCTGCTGACGAGTACCCGCGAAAGCGGTAGCGATTGCGTGCTGTTCAACGTTGTCAAAGTTCTCCCACTTAGATGCTACTTCATCAAGGACATCACCAGATGATCTAAAAATACCGTTGGTGTCTCTAAGCGCAATTCCAAGTTCATTAAGAACTGTCTCGACATCATTCAGACTTTCCCCTGTCTCTTCATCTATGAAGTTGCCGGCGGCAACCTGATTCATTCGAGCGAACAAGGTTTTATAGAATGTACCAACACTCTCTGCGCCGTCCTGCGTTACTTCTGCAACGGTCGCTATGTAGCCGATAAGCTTGTTCATTGAAACACCAGCAATGTCTGCGCTCGTAGCTGTTTCAGCCATTGCTGTAGCAATATCGCCCGCACTTACCGCCGCTTCCATATCGACGGCAGTGAACTTATCGACAATATCGGTAGCCTCTTCTACTTCCTTTTTGTATCCCTTCATTGCGCTCGTAAGGGCTTTGGAGGCTTCGGCAGACTCTATCTGACCGAGCTTAGAAAGCATCATACTTGCATAAATAAGGGTGTTTGCTTCTTCAATTGAGTAACCTTGACGAAGCCAAGTATCAGCACTTTGCGCAACCTCAAGTGTTGTAGCTCCAAGTTGCTTCGCGAGTTTACTATATGCTTTTATTAGTTCCTCTGTTTCTTCTCGCGTTTTTCCACTTGCGATCTGCAAATCGGTTATAGCCCTATCAAGCTCAACTACATTTTGATATAGCTGTTTAAGGGCTCGTGTAGCGATTCCTATAATCGCATACGCAAACGTTTGAAGAATTTTACTTGTAAAGGTATCCTTGAGCTTATTACCAAGTGTATCAGTTTCCCTTTGTATTTTCTTTAACTGACTCTGTGTGCCAATAAACTCTTGATTGAGCTTTTTGACAGCGGCTTGCTTGTCTTCTATGCTCATATCATCGGTAAATGCGCTATTTACCTTTGCGTTAAAATCGTCAACGATTTGTCTCGCCTCTTTACTTCTGGCAATGACTTTATCAAAGCCGCCATCCGTGTATAGCGATTGTGCATTTCTTTGTAGTTTCGCATAGCTCATTTCGAGCTTCGATGTGGCATCTGTGTTTGATGCACGCTTCTGCTCCATCTGTAAAGCTCTGTCAAGGCTTTGCGCATACTGATCCAGAGAATCTGCCTGTTCCTTAGTAATGTTACCATTAGCTAAAGCTTCTCTTCGATTGCCACTATATGCGGCAGTCAAATCTCTTATTTTTTGTTCTGCTATTGTAGCAGTAACACCACCCTCGGCATCATTTTTTATCTGCCTTTGCTGAGCGATGGATAGCGCCTCAAGCTGTCGTCTAAGATTGTCGTAAGCTGACGCTTGAGCATTTGCGGAGCTTCCTCCTGCTCCACCGGAGGAGGTACCACCATTCCCTTGAGTGGCAGTAACATTATCCGTTTTGATTGTTATTTTTAAATCGCCAAGCGTTTTCTCAAGCTCGGCTTTTAATGATGTTAATTGTTGGGTAAAATGATTTTTGTCAATGTTGACTTTTAGATGTATCTGTTTAGATAGCTCTTCCAGTTGTGACTTGATAAGCTGACCGGACTCGCCACTGATACTACTGCCACCAGCGACACCAAATCTAATGCCAACTACATTATCTGCCATTTTTCTCCTCCTTTATTTTATTTTGAAAGCCCACCAAAGTGGGCTTGGATTTTCTCGTTTATACATATTCGCCCTCAAGGTAAGCCGTCGCAACTCCCGCCGATGCGCCGTTAAATTCACTTACGGCTTCGTCAAGGAAATTACTGGGTGCGCGAGTACGCTTACCCCACACGTTCTTTGCAACGACCGTTCCGTTGTAAGTCCAATCGCCGTGAACGGGGTGCGATGTACGGTACCCCTTCGCAAACAGAAGAACGATGTTCTTCAATCCGTCGGGATAACCGTCGGGATATAATGATTCTCTATGCAAACTTCCCTCTCGGAAAGAAAGCTTTATCTCAAAGCGTCCATCCTCCCGCAGTAAAGGCTCTTCGACAATGATGTCATCCAAAGAGATGGACTTGATCTCCGAGTGAATATGGTTGTATAATATCTTTTTCATCCTGTTGCCGTAGGCTTTCACCTGTGCCCGAGTGAATTTTTCATCATACTCGATACCATATTTCTCTCTGATTGCTTGTTTTCCTTCAGGGGACTTCGCGTATTCTCTCACAAGTTTCATTATGTACGATTCAGAAATTGCCATATAAAGCCCCCTTTATTTTTCATCAAATGTATGTTTTATGGGAGGATAGTCCACTCTTGGATTTCTTCCCAAATCCTATCGACGAATGAGTTTCCGCCGAGCTTCTTATATTGCTTATACATAAAAGCAATGCTTTCGTATTCGTACTGATATATTTCGCAGGTACCACGTCTTTTGTAGTAAATCATTTCAATGAGTTCACGCAAAACGCACCTGTCAGTTTCACGTTGCTCCTCTTCTCTTTCCTGCTCTCTCTTTTTATCTTCTTTGCTTTTGAGTATCTTCTTGCGGAACGGTTCACACACGATCATCAAGATGTTAAATGAACCGATAATAATTGATACAATAAAGCTAACCAATTGTAGTGTTTCTGCCACTTGCACTTGCTCCCTTCCCACTCAACTCCCAAAGGGAGCTAAGCGGTCTTAATTGTTTTCTGTATTTTCTGCTGTTGCCTTGAACTTGAGAATACCATCGATAAGCTGGTCTTCAGACAAGTTGGGCATATTTTTGAACACGTTGAGCAATTCCGTCAGCTCTTCCTTTGAGAAGTCTATCTTGCCCATAGCACCACCGAGTTTACTGAACAATCCGTTGATATCGGTCTTGTTTGCCAAGTAATCTCTCTGTGCGGCAATAGCACGGTCAGCCTCGTCAAAGATGTCATCGATATCCTCTCCTACAATCTCGATAACGTCGCGGTAAATGGTCGTATGATTAAGAATCATCCACAAATCATTGAGCTTCGCGGGAAGCTTCAAGTCAGTGAAGTGCTGAAGAACCGCACATCTCTTTGCGAGTTTTACGTACTGAGGGGTATAACTCTGAATGGTGTCTATGCCTACCGTAAATGCGCTATCTACGATAAAGCTAATCATCTCCGTTCTTTCTGCGAACGAAATCACGGGGGTTACAACGACTTTCAATTCGGTTTCGCCCTCGCCGTATGTAAGAGTCTGGGGCTTAGCCGCCTGCGACTCAATCAATGCTTTCAGTGCATTTTTTACTTTTGCCTTTGCGTTTGTGTTCACTTTTTTGTTGCTCATCCTTTTTCTCCTTTGCTTTCGCATTTTAATCGCTATAGTATTCCCACCTATAGCCGTGGCTTTGTTTTGTTTTATGAGTACAGCAATCGATTATGCACGAACGGTTGTACCCAGTTTCTCTTTGTATTTCTCTTGAAGAACTCCATACCTTGATGAGTTCTCCGGTTGTCAAATCATATTGACAAATCTTGATTGCTGAGGCTTTATTTCTTTCAGCAACATCGAGGCGACTTTTACCGTACATCGGATTTTGGGTACCATTGTACTTCCCCTTCTTAGCCTCAGATATCTTTATTTTTGTTTCCTCCGAACATTTTCTACCAATGTTGGGGTTCTTGTCGCTATTCATAAAAGCTTTTATCCGAGCCTTATGTTCGTCAGATAGTTTCTTACCTCGATGAATGTCACCAATCTTCTGGCGTTGTTCTAAAGTCATTCGGTATCCTGTAATACCATCACCGCCATCGGTTAAGTTGTATCCGACATTTTTGTTGTTTGATTGATATTCGGATATATATTTTTGTTCAAGAGCATAGAGCTGTTCTCTCATATCGTCAAACGAAGCTCTTTCAACTTCTTCTAATACAGTAAACTTAAAATTCTCTATGCCGTATTTCGCCATAGCTTTGTGAAAATATGTGGGGCTATGACCGTTTTCTGTAAAGCTATCGTATATATGCTCACCTATTCTTGCGCTTAGTTGGCGAGTAGTTATTCCAACGTACACTTTGCCATTAACAAGGTTTGTCGCCAGATACACGAGCCCTTTTCTTTGCTTCTCTCCTGAGACGCTTACACTCGTCATACTCTATCCAACCTCCGTATTTTTTTACATAGACAAGCCAAATATATTCAATGCTTGGGTATGTGAACCAAAACATCTTTCTCTTTAATATTGCAACCGCGTCAGGGCAACCTTTAATGTCAATAACTTGCTCCCTGCCATCTGCATAAACAACATAGAAATCCGCTTTGTATTCGATGGGTTGCACCTTCTTGCCACAGTGTGTGTAAGAAGGTTGCAAGATGTATTTTTTTTGACGTTCAAATTTCAGAATACTTCCATCCTCAATACCGGGGAGAATTACTTCTGTGTAATATCTCATCTCCACCGAGCTATCGAAGACAATTCCGTCAAACGTCCTATCGGCTTTGTCTTTGCCGACGTTGAATTTGCTGGTTCTTCCCATAAGTAAAAGATAGCCGTGGTTGTTACGCCACGGCTATATAAAATAAATTTAATTATTCAGCAGCGACGTCATCGCGCTCAATGTCAACGACCATACCCTTATCGTTGGTTCCAAGCTCGAATTCGATGTCGAGACTCTGAGGATCGCCAGAGCCATTGTAGGTTACGTTGTAACCGGGCTTCACGCAAGCCTTGTAGGCAGTGATAGTCTCGCTGTATGTAGTACCGTCTTCGCCCTGCCATACGGTTTTACCCTTAACGATGTAGTACTTGGGCGCAACAGCGTCCTTGTCGTTCTTGAACGAAACCTCCTTGCCCGCAGCAGAAACATCTCCGCCGGATGCAAGAGTGAGCATCGCCATATTGACGATCTGAGTAGAAATCTTAAGAGTACCCTCGGTAGGATCCTTGAAGCCGATCATTTTAGCGTGAGTCTGTCCGCCAGTAGCCCAAGTAATTGAAGAAGTCAACTCAAGAGATACTTCGTTTGCAAACTTGATGTCCGCAATTGCGTCACCAGAGACCACGCCATCTTTCTCATACGCATAGAATTCGATGTCCAAACCAAGACGGTTAGCCATCTTTGTAGTTTTGTCTAATGCAGTAGCCATTTTTGTTCTCCTTATATTTTAATTATTGGTTTTAACCACCCCTGCATATCGAAGTTCTCTCCACCGTGATTACTGAAAGCCATCTCGTTTAGATTCATTGCTCTCAAATATCCGTATTGGAAGAACTGGTCATACAGTTGGAATACAGTTAAATCGTAAATATTGAATAGATTGTAAGAGGTTGAAGCGGCGCAAAGCTTTGAAATAATGTTGCCGAGGTTCATATTCTTGTCGGGTGGCGCTTTGGTGCTTTCCTCTTTTAGGTATTGCTGTGCCCGTTCCCAAAGTTCTTGGGCTTGTTTTGACGAGTGCTTAACGGGTTTAGCGGACTCGCCTATGTTGATGTAATTCATTTGCAACATCATATCTCGAACGTCGTCGAAATTTTCTCGGGTAATCGTTCCCACCTTGTTGCCATCGCTATCTACGAGCGAGAATGACCGTGAGTGTTTATCCCAAACCAAATCCTCGACAACAAAAAAAGCCATTGCATTTTGCAATAGCATTCTTGGTTCGTCTATGAGAGTCATTACATCGAAAAGCGATAGGTCTTCATTCTGTTCCAACTTGCGCAGATTCCTGCCAGTTGTAATCTTCATAAACTTGACAATTTCGCTTCTATCCCAAGCCATAAGTCCAATATATAAATTGTACTTCCAAGTGCCGATACCTTGGGTTGGCTTGAGTTCTTTTAATTGCGGAGATCTGAAGTGACCTATTCCACTAACAAAAATGGAATCTCCGCTTATTAGGTCTTCGTAAGTGAATTTCACTCGTGGTCTTCCAGCTCTACGATATTAAAGTCAGGAATTCTATAAGTGATTTCCCGCAGGGTGAATCCGCTGATCGGCGACAGGGTTCTAACGGATTGAAGTGATAGAGTGCCTATTCCGCCTATGCCCATCGTGTCGTTCAATAATCTATCTACGTATCTCACCAAATTATCTCTGCGATTTCCCATTACTCCGCGGAAAGTACTGCCTTTCAGTTTCATATAGCTCTTGTGACAAGCTATGGTAACATATAGGCGTACACCCTTTATCTGTTTGTTTTCAACGTGATCGACATCTATCTCAGCCCAAATGTAAGCTGAACTTTCCTGTGTCGTATCATCTACGTATTGGTAGTCATAAAGCAACTCGTCAAGAGCTTTATCACTATCTTCTTCGGCTATGCTATTGAAACTCTTGTTAAGCAATAGCCCTAAACAATACTTATCTTCAGATATCCTTTTCAAAACTTTTGCTGGATATTCTACGAGCTGATCTAAATATGTCTTAGCCAATAGAGATCACCTCAACTTCTTTCGTGACGGCACCATAGGTTTCGGATTTATCGAAGCACTCCAATAGCAAAACCTTGCCAATCAGAGAGTCATCCATAGCGACACTCAAAGTGACGCCATAATCTCCGTTACCAACGATGTTAACTCCGTCAAGCGCAGGCTGAACCTTCCACTCGGGGAGCAAACCATCAAGGGCATTCACCTTATAAGTACGCCCCGTTCCGACACGAATAGTATCCCTTCCTTCAAGGAAGAGATCTGTGACAGGCTCTTCTTCTGATGATGTAGCGAAGTAATCACAAATCATCAAATCGATATTGTCTTTTTCTTCGTTATACAAATCATCCGTTAGCCCAAATGCAAGCAAATGGCTTCCCTTACCATAGTTTCTACTCTTGGTATCGAGCCAACAAATCTTGCCGACATCGATAATAGGCTTACCGTTTGCATCGTAAATTGTATCTATAGCCAAACGCTTGTCAACGCATAGCGCCTTACTGTCTTCGTCCATAGAAACATAGCAATTGAACGTATTATTTGTGACCGGGATTGCTTTATCGCTTCCTTTTGAATACGAGCCATCGTCAATAATGGCGTGCTTCTTAATGATTTTGCCACTCAAATCTTGATACTTGAATAGCTGATTGCACAGCCAAAGCTCACCGTGAGTAAGTTCATACTCGTCCGTATAGAGCTCCATACAAATCCAATATTCATTGAATACGTAAATCAAGTCGCCAATGCTCATAGTGTCTTCGGGCATAACCGTCAGACGGCATTTGCGAGTATTGCTTCTGGTCGCAATGATCGGTTGTGATACGCCGTTACGCAGAGCGCCTGTTTGATATGAAACGCTATTTTTAAAGGTCTCAATCAAGGTTTTTCTTGCGGAGTCCCTCTCCTGCTCGCGTTCTGCATCACGATTCATTTCCAACCAAGAGCGATATTTGTCAAACCAGTCATTTGTCATTCTTTACTCCCCCGTATGCCACATAAAGGTTGTCGATATTGCGGGTTGAATTCAAGACGATCTTTCTCCATTTCTTGAAGTCAACAGGATGTTTTGACGCATACTGCAAATTGTTGATTACGTACAAGTACTGTTTCTGATTTGCCAAAATCGGATATGTAGTTGTTGCTCCCTCAAGGTTGATAAGCAGAGCCTCAATGTAATCACTAAGGTGATTATCAACGCCTGCCATTTCGTCTTCTTTCATAGGGAGGAGTTTAAACACATCTCCGCGCAAATTTGATAAAAAATTCAAAAGTTGTTCCATATAACACCTCATGCCTTTAGCTTATCGATATTTCCGTACCGAAAGGAATACGTGTTAATTTTACCCGTATATTCTGCGCGAACCGTTTCCCTTACTTCTTTGACAACCTTGAGAAGATTGCCGGGAGAATAAGATGTGTAATCTTTCTGGTGTATGACGTTACGCAAAAGCTCGCTGTTGAGCGTCTTTGCGGAGAACCAGTGAAACGCGATTCCGAGTGACAAAATCTCTATGATTTCATCGTCCAAGTCGTTGTTAAATTGTTCCTCTACCTTATCGTAATCTTTCAAGTCAACACGGCAAGAATGCTGAAAATCAACGACAGCAGATAGCAAGTACTTCTGAAGAGCCGCCTTTTTCAAATACTCGTTGGCGGTATGCAGAAAACCATAATCCGTAATTTTGAAGATCGCCCTTTCGTATATTTCAGAAAATTTCGTTGCCATTTAGCTCTCCTTACTTATCGTCTTCCTCGTCGTGCAAATCGTGAAGTCTGCATCCGAGTGCGTTTTCAAACGCTCTGATGGATCTGATTGAATCCAGAGCGCCATTCTTGATACATTCGTTGAGCGTTACCACGAGGTTTTCCTGAGCGCCAGCGCTCATCATTGCAACTCTCTCTGCAATCTCCTTCTCGTTCCAAGAGCAGATTACACTTACATTGGTAGGCTCGATGTAATTCTGATAGTACTGTGTGATAACGAGAGCTTTGTAAATGTCCGCACAGGTAGCCTCACACTCGGAGCCGTCTGCGACTCCAAGAATAACGAGCCACTGGTTTTTGAAGAACGCAACCTGAGTTGCCTTCATCGCTCTCAAGTCGCCCATAGAAACGATCTGGATATCTCCAGCGCGTAGCCACTCTGTGCTCTCGCCTGTTTTCTTGTTACGATAGAAGAGGCGTCCGAAATATGTACTCTTAACTTTTACAAGTACGCTATCGTCAATTTTGTATGAACCGCTACTTTTTGTAAAATCGAGGGTAGCCGCCTCGGTTGCTTCCAAAACATCTTCGGGAAGCGTGATGTTGTCCTTTTTCTTTTGTGCCATTTATATATCTTCCTTTTATTCAAATTTATTAAAAAGGCAAGCGTGTTCCACACACGCCTGCCTTAAAGTATTTAAGCTATATTAGCCTGCGATGGTGTAGATACCCATCTTCTCAGCGCAGATAACGCCAGTACCGAATGCCTGACCGTAAACATACTCCTGAGTAAGGTCGTTGTTTTCGGTTGCTTCGCGGGTAAGCATAATACCCTCGCCCTCGTTAACCATCTTAACGGGAGCGTCATCACCAGCGATGATGTAGATCTTGGAATCATCGAGGATGAAGTTGGATGTGCCGGGCTTGTGAGCCTGCTTGAGCTGAACCATAGCAGTTCCGTTGAACTTGCCATAGAAGCCCATATTGTAAAGGTCGCTCTTAGCCTCGTCGGAAACGTCGGCGGAAGTTACCTTACGAAGAGCAGTCTTGGTACCGTAGATAGTAGCGGTCTTGCCAGTAGCAGCCTCAACGTGCTCGATGATAGCAAGAAGCTTGTCCTCATCGAAAGTACCAGCATATACGTACTCAGAGCTGAGACCAGCAGTGTTCTCGGTCATACCAGCGATAGCAGCATACGCATCAGCAAGGATGGTCTTCTTGAAAGAGTTTGCAACAGCAGTTACGAACTGGTCGAAGGTGATTCTACCTGCAAGAAGACGACCAAGGTTCTCGTAAACGCGAACGATCTTCATAGAGGTCTTAACGGTAACCTTCTCACCGCCAGAGATTCTCTGACGTCTTACGCCACGGATACCAGCAGCGGCATCTGCAACGATGAACACAGCTTCGCCAGAAGTATAGAACTCGTTAACGTCGCCGCTTGCGGTGTTCTTGTACTCAACGAGACGGAAGATAGGATTCTCATCCTTCAAACCTTCCTCAACGATAGTAGGAATCAATTCCTCAACCGCAGAATAGAGCTCATTTCCGCGAACGAAAGTCTTAGGATTGAGCTTGTCAGATCCGCCGTTCATCTCAATGAACGCCTTGCGAAGAGCCTCGGAAGTCTGACCTTTTGAAAATTCGCCACTCATAGTGCCCTTAATTGCACCGATAGCAATAGTAAGTACATTTTCCATTATGTATTGTTTCTCCTTTCTTTTAATTACGCAACTTCGATTACGTACCACTCGTTCTCGATAAGAACGATCTTACCAACAACGGAAGCAGCACCGGTTGCTTCAGCAACTGCAGAAAGCTTAGTGGTGTCAGTAAGCTCTACAGTAGCGCCCACTTCAAGAGCCGCACCGTCAGCAAAAGCCTCAGCGGTAACGGAGAAGCAGTCATTTGCAACGAATCTGTATCCGCGAGCGATGTCGCCAGCTTCGTTTCTGAACTCTGCGAGAGTGTTGCGAGCCTTGCTCTTAACAACTTCCTCGCTCGCCACGAGGGCGCACTTATAAACATCTGCGTTCTTAGTAGGTGCAGTAGCCTTGCGAACTTCGCGCTCGCCTTCAAGATGGTCGCCAACGAGGACAACGTTACCGTTTTCAACGGGTGCCTCGGTCTCGCCGACCATAAATTTCAAGGACACGAGATCCTTGCCGTTTACAGTACCTGACATATTGTCAGTTCTTACACAAGCATAAGCCATAATTATTTTTTCTCCTTATAAATTTTTATTTTTTAATTGCATCGGGCAGATATTTGCTGAAGAATTCTTCTTCTGCCGTGATAGTTTTTTCGTCTTTTGCGAAGCTCAGAATGGGAATTCTGACTTCAGATACATCGCGCTTCTTAACAATTCCGGACTTACCGCGAACTGCGTAAAGCTTCTCTTTCAAGTCCTCAGCACTTGCAAAATCCATTGCATTGCTGACCACGGTCTGATATTCCTCAACATCAGACAAGTCGGAAAACTCCGCAATAACTGCGGCATATTCCTGTTTTCTTTCAGCTTCTTGTTTTGCACGTTTATACTCAACAAGCTCGGCATACTCTGCTCTCTCCTTGTCAAGTTTTTCTGCCTCTTCAAGAGTCATCCAAACAAGACGAACCTTCTCAAAGCTATCCGCATTAAGCGCGATATCATTTTCGGTTTTGGAGTATGCAAATCTCGCGTAACCATCTACCGTACCCTCGTCGGATGCAAAGTAGTATCCAACGTATACGTGCTGGCTATCGAAATCACAAAGCCAGTAGCTCTTATAGAGAACGTCGTTCCATTCACACAAAGCTGAAATTGCATTGCACAAAGCTCTACGAGTTTCCTCGTTTGTGAGCTCGAACTGGAATTGAGGTGCAGGTTCTCCTTCGCCGGAGCCTGAGCCAGAATTGTCGGTAAACTCGCCTTCGCCAGTAGGTTCACCTTCGGGTTCTCCTGTACCAGCTTCGCCTTCGCCGTCAGTATCATTCTGGGGTTCTGCGGCGGGTTCTCCAGCAGGCTCTCCTGCGGGCTCTCCCTCTCCAGAGGGTTCTCCGTTAGCACTCATCTCTGTAAGGCGTTCTCTCAGCATTTCCTCAGTCATATCTTCCGTAACTTCAAAAGACAACTGCTCAACGCTTTCGATGCCGAACTCTCTTAAAATGCTTTCAATGTTCTCAAGATTCACTAATTTTTGTCCTCCTTTCTCAAAGTTAGGTTTCAACCCATAACTGTCAGCCAACTTGCTCTTAAATTCCTCGAAAAGTTCTTCCCAATTTTCTGCAGTCGAGAAATGGTATGGTTCAACTCTCGCGGACGGGAAGCAAGGACGAACGTTCTTGTCAGGATCATCACTCTTACCCATCAAGCACAGGGCTGAATATCTAAACTTTTTAACCACTGTGTATCCATCTTTATCCACAACTGTTTCCAATGGTTTGATTTCCATACTTTGGTTAAAGTAGATATCGTCATCATATTTGGTATCCAAAAGCTGAGGATACCTACCCGTCCAGAGGATGATGTCTGCAACTTGATATGTTTTAATAGATCCGTCCTTTTCTTCAACCTCTTCGTAATGTACATTGTCCTGATAAGGAACGGTACCATAAGGAACGGTCAACGATCTGAGATAGTACTTGCCGTTTGCGTCTTTCTTAATCTCTTTATCGTGTCCACCCATACGAAGCTCTTCATCTTCCTCGTCTACGAAAATGTGTCCAACTACGGGAATGTTGAACAGCGTAGGCAACGCATCGTCAACTGCCTCTTTCACAATGTCAGACTTGTTGACATTACGACCGGGGCACATAATATAACATTTACACAATGTCATCTCATCGTTGACGGGCTTGACAGGAGTGATTTTCGCAGTAAATCCAACTGATAAATTCATAGGTATTTCTCACTCCTTCTTTAGAAACACACAGTGGTATCTTCGACGAGTAATACATCTCCGCCGTCTTCGCCTTCGCCGAATGTCATATACTTGTTGACCTCGTTCATAAAGGCTTCCGACTCTTCGAAAATGAATACCTCTTGATTGCCATTGATAGTTTCTTTCATATATGAAAAACCGCTATCAGCAAGGCTCATAGCGATCTTCTCATCAAATATTTTTATAAACTTCTTTTCTTCTCTACAATTATCCATACTGTCTACCTCTCGTTATCGGTTTGCATTGGTGTCATTGTCACGAGTGCTTGCTCCATCATCCGAAAGATCTTCGTCTTTCTTCTGAGGGCGTCCCTTTTCTCCGTCTTCTTCGCCGGAGTTATAAGTATTACGCATAGGAACAAGCTCGCCGAACCCGAGCAAATCTTCCTCAAGGAATGTCAAACCTGCAATATCGTACTGAGGAATACCAAGAGCTGCCGCATAGTGGGATTTGCCCAAACCGAATGATGCGGCTTCTTTGTACTCCTTGACAAGTTCGTCTCTATTGAATACGGTTATAGGAAGGAATGTAATTTTGAACTTGATAGTACCCGAGAAGGTAGTCTTCAGGTATCTGTTAAGAACCTTTTCGAGCTGTTTTACAATTCCGAATATGTAGGTTTCATCATTCTTGATTGAAAGCTTGGTAACACCAGACGTATCGTTTGCAACACCGTGCAAAAGACCGGAAGTACCCGCTGTAGACCAGAAATTAGCCACAGATTTTGCAATATCGTCCACGTCGGAAACGCCACTCTTTTGGTCAAAGCTGAACTGATCCATATCAAAAGGAGTGATAGCCAGTCCAACGTTCTCACCAAGCGCGTTGCTCAACTGATTATAATATTTCAAATACAAATCCCAGCCAATCAACGGGTTACCGTTGGTATCGACTGGAACCTTGCCTGTAAGCATTTTGTAGTTTTTCAACTCATTTGCGGTTTCCTGCAAATTTTCGGTGTTTGCAATAGTGTAAAGAGATGGCATAACTGCCGCAAAAGGAGGAACCGAGAAGTCGATGATAGTGTCGTCTGCTTTGACACAGACGGAAATATCGGGCGGAACCTCTTGGTATTTCTCTCCAGTCTGCAAATATTTTGCATACATATCCGTAAAAGCTGCGGGATAAAACTCAAGTTTACCCTGAAGCTTTGTCATATCTACGGCATACAAGAATGTTCCGTTGCATATGGACGTGAGCTTGCAAATGTCGGGATCCAACTTCTGAATAAAGGTGGACGATTTATCAGACCACTTTACTCCGTAGTAAATACCGTCACGCAGGCACACACCTACTACACTTCTCACCAACGACGGAACATCGATAAGCTCCAAGAATTTGGTAACCTTGTAATATTGCTTTGCTATGCTTTCTCTCTTTGCTCCGTTTGTCTTTTCAAATCCGAGGGGAGATATTACGTAGTATCCGTAATACAACCCTGCGTAGTATTGGATAAGCCTTTGATAATGCATAGAAGATAGGTACATATAATTCGATGCATTACGCAGGCTCGTCTCGTTAGACGAGGGTGATTGTAGCCATTTCAGAATATTCTCTTTTGTGTATAGGGAATATGTGTATGACTTTTGAGAAGAGGAATTTTTAGGATTGTAAACGATTTGTTTGATCAGTTCTCTGGCAAAAGACATCGGCATTTCGACAAGAGCGTCTTGCTGTTTTGACTTTTGAGAGGTTGTCGCGGGCTTTTTCTTAGCCGGACGGGAGTTATTTCTTTTATCCATTTCTTCCTCCTTTGCTTAATATTTCTTTTTGATTTGCGGTGCTCTAAACTTGAACACCAGTTGTTCCATCGTTTTCTTCGATTTTTGAACTTGTAGATCTCTTTCTATGATTTTTGCGACGTGGATGTTATAGCTCAAACTACTATATCTATCCTTTCGCATTCCTGCTTTTTCTTTTACTCTGATAACATTGTTGCGCACCTCATACTCAAGCTTAATAAGCTCGTTTATCAGGAGCGATGTATGTATATAAGGCAACTTGAGGTTCAACGCATCTGCGGTGCTAAGATTGTCATATCCGCGCAGTTCTCCGAGAGAATCTTCTGCGGCAAACTCGGAAGTTAGTAACCTAACGCTTCCCTGCTTAAGTGCCTCACGTAGTCCGAGTGCGCATTGAGAGTTAAACTCTTGCGTGCCTTGGACAGACCAAATTACTTTTGGAGCGTCGGGCACCAAGCATCGTTTCGCCAACTCGTCGTTATTACAACAAGATAGCGCTCCGTATGTTGTGCCACTCTCTTGGTCGTATATGTCCGCCATTAAGGCGTCACTAACTCCAAGACCTAAGCCTTTGGTATCCAATACAAGGTAATCACAATCGTAATCCTCAAATAATTTGCGTATTACCAACGCCTGCGCATCTGTACGAAGTCCCTCGTTGTTGTCCGCGTAAACAATGTTGTTTACAAACCTGTTATTAGAGGTGGGCAACATTTGGTTTACAAAGATTGACGTGGCGTCATTCTTATTTTTCGTTGAAGACATAAGTGCAATATCGGCTGAAAGCACTCTGACCTCACCGGGGATCTTCGGCGGGATATACAGTCGTTTGTCTGCAATCTTGTGTCCTGCAAACTTTGGATAAAACGGATATTTGATTACACGATTGCGGTCAATTTCATCAAAGTTATAAAGACCTCCGCTACTCTGTCCGAAGAACAATGCTTCCATTTCCATCTGGAAGGTTATTGCATTAAACGTAGTTTCGGACATTTCGTCCTCGACCTTTGTCTTATCCAATCTTCCCTCTTTGATAGCCAACTGATATGGCATTGCACAACAGAAATAGCTTCTGCCTCGAATCATATTGACTACATACGAGCGTACCAACTCATACGACCAATGTGACTCGTACCAACAAGAGCTTGCATAAAGCTCTTTGGTTTGCTCCTTTGGATAATCCTTGTATTCGGGCTTATCCAAGAAAGCGGGGTGTCTCTGCGATGTCAAGAACTTACGAAGAACGGTGTCGATAATATTCTTATCTACCATACGGAACTCGTCCACGACCAGAACAGTTGCTCTGTTATGTCGTGCTGAGTCTGCCGCCGTTACAACGACAATTCTCGAATCGTTGCGGAAGCTCACGAAAGCGTTAGCTTGGTTAACTTGAACTTCCTCTATCTCAAGCCTCAAGTTTGCGGAACGCGGCATTAGGATTTCTCGGATTTTATCGATGATTTCCGTTGCCTGTTTTCGCGTCTTTGAAGCAAGACATATTCTTGTTTCTGGATATAGGATACAGTGTATGACGCAGAATATAGCAATCAAGAATGATTTACCGCCACCACGGCTCGCTAAGTAAACCACGTTTGAAAAGCGGAACATCATACACAAAATGATCTGCTGAAATCTATCCAGTTTTAAGTTAAGGTAATCCCGGGCAAAGCGGTGTGGATTTGCCCGATAGAATGCTGCCCACACATTCACGCCGTTCATTATTCTGTCGGCTTTGTCTTGTTTGACTTGCGACTCCGTCTGGGAATTACGAGTTATCGTCGCCATCCTTGGTTACCTTATCGCTGAACTTGTCCAAAAGTGAAGTTTCGCCAAGATCATCTTCCTCGTACTCGGGAGGAGTAACGGTGTATTTCGCCATTTCCTCGCGGTACAATTCTTCGTAATCGTTCTTAACGTGAACGAGATTACAAAGATGTCCCAAGAAGAACGTGCTGATGTATCTTTCGATTTCATCTACATCCTTCCATTCCTCATCAGGTTCACCTATAGGACGTTCGGTTTCCCACTTTTTAATGAGAGTTCCGAATGTGTTTTGATCGGCTAATGCGTTATCATTAGTCTGGCTCGGCTTCAAATTACTGGTTCCAAGTAAGTCTTGGAAAGCCTTCATTGCATCGGTGACTTCTTTGGTGCTACCGCGCAACTGTGCTTTTTGGATTGTAAGCTGGGCTATGCACAAGCTCTTAAACAACTCTTCCTGTGCTTTGGTCTTACAATCGTATCTTGTCGTCCAGTCCGTGTACTGGTTGAGCAAGAAGTCGTATTCTTCATCCGTGTATCCAAACCCGAAGAACATAATAGTTTCTTTGGACACGCGGGATGCTCCCGACGTTTCTTCACCGTCAGCCATCTCGTCGGGTGTGATGTCTGACATAGTCATAATCTTATTACTATGGCGGTCTTTAAGGGTATCCAAATATGTGGTTCCCTTCGCTTGGTTAACGTTCATCTTTGAAGGATAAACCAAGACCTTAGACCTGCCTTGGGAAATGTTTTTGGTCATTGCGACAATGTCGCTATTGTAGTACCAATCGAAAAGTCTGCAACAATGCTCAAGTGCGTGCTCTTCGTTTCCAGAATAGAAGCCTACCAATTGCTGATAAAGCTTCTCTACGCAATGTTTGCATATATGTATGTACCCGTTATTGCCTTCATAAAGGAAGGATTTTGACACGGGGAAATTGCCCTTTTGTGTGTTATATTCCTTGCCACAGCAAGTACATCTATATTTTGTATTCGGTTGGTCGTTCTTGATTCTCTCCGGCTTGACGCTGGTGTCAATCTGTATGGGGCTCGAACTTTTGAGCCTTGATTGTTCAGATTTACTGCCACCCATAGGTCGTCCGCCCTTTCCTTTGTTCTCCATAAATCCTCCATTGAGAAATCCCGCCCTATATTAGGCGGGATTAGTCGTCTTCAACATATAGTTCATCGAGATCGTCGCTGTCATCTCTGACAACATAAATCTCTGTGGTTGTCACGGATTCGTGACCTAAAAGCTTTTGCACTACTTTTATGTCAACTCCATCCTCTACTGCAAGCTGGCTTGCACGCGAACTTCTCAACTGGTGAGGATATGCGCGTCTTCCGATGATTTTTGAGAATGTGCTCGTTGCCCAAGTATTAAATAAGGTTTCGCTCACTTGGCGAACTTCTCCACCATAGCGAGTAACAAACATATACTCACACTCATCTTCGCCCCTGTGCTCCACCCATTTCTTGAGCGCTTTCATCGTATCTTCGCCGAAGATAAACTTTCTGACTTTGCCGACGCTACCTGCGCCTTTGCAACGAATGGAATGGGTTTGGTAATAAAGGACTTCCTTTTCTATCTCGTTTCCGTCTTCGTCCGTGACTTTTCTCATCTTCTTGATCGGGCGAGCGTCTACAACACTCTTCAGCAGTTGTCTGCTTTCTGCTCTACGGCACCCAGTATCTAAGGTGAACATAAGGTATGCCACCTTCTGCCACTCCTCACGCTCTGTCAACACCTCGATGAGATGATTGAACTCCTCTTTAGTCAAGGGTTCTTTAGGGTTGACAAATGCTTTGGGAGGTCTTTTAATACTCTTGTTGATAAAATTCCTGAACATAGGATATTCGTCGTGATAATATATCTCTATATACCCGTTCAGCGAGCTAATCGCGGCGCGTTTGTTATTAACGTCCGCAGATGAACATCCGCGATTGACCATCCAGTTCTGAAACTTTTTGTACTCCAATGGCTTGATTTCGAGTTGAGTCTTGTTTCCAAGATTATCTTTAACCCAAACAAACCATATCTTCAAATTCGACTCATAAGCTTTCCTCGTGCGAGGCGATAGCTCAGTAGAGTTCGTTAAAAAGTCTTCAAGGATGGTTCTGTTGAACTCGTGCACATTATCCCATTGCTCAGGCGTAATCTGCTCTAACTTCTTCATATTCCACCCTTTGGTATTTATGTATTTGTTTCGTCGTATGCCACGCCGCTTGGCGTAAATTTGATCATATCTCTCGGGGGCATCGTCATCATTTCGCCCGTAGAAGGATGTTTAACTCTCTTAGGCGCGGTCTTCTTGTGTTTGAAAGAACCGAATCCGTAGATTACAACATCTTCTTTGTCCTGATATATGGTCTCACCGAGGAAGTCAAAAACACTTTGACAAATTGTAGCGGCTTGCTTGTAGCTTACGCCGTATGCCTCGGCATATTTACGACTGAATTCTTTTGCGTTTAACATTAAAAATCTGTTCTCCTTTTCTTCCTATATAAAACTTATCTCATTATTTATCTCAAGCTTACATCATAAATGCACTTTACAGCCTGCGTTTCGCTCGTAATAATAACGCACTGCTCGGGATCTCCGGATATTCTGAGGTCTACACAGTGGTCATCGGAACCAACTACACAGCCAACCTGAACAATCTTCACTCCGTATTGAGTGTCATAAGCGTTGTGGTGGCGGTGGTGCATTATAATAGCATCAGGCTTCTTGCCCGTCATCATCGTCAGCTTGTGCGTGACATTAGAGGGCTTGTCTTTGTCGCCGTGTACGATATAGAACAGCTTGTCATTTCTCGTAACGAACGAATTGATGGAATTGTCGATATATCCATCATTGCAAATCTTCACATCGGAATAGTTCTCAAATTTAATAGAAAGGAAGAAAGGAATTAACGCATCCAGTTCCTCTCCGTTGAGATGTTCTTCCTTGTTGGGACTCATACGCGAATGGTTTCCAGAAACGCTGTGTACTCTCACTTCGCTGAAATGTTTGTGCAACTCCATAATGAAGTCGCCGATGTACGTTGCAGCAATCTTGATCTGCTCTACAACGTTCTCGTTGTTTTGAAGTCTTAAATTGGGATGAATGTTGCCGCTGATGTTGTCACCGCCAAGCACCACTTCACATCTGTTGCAGTGGTGGGTTGACTGGATATTGCGGATTTCATCCAGATATTTGCTCAAACGAGCCTTAAGTATGTCGGTATTGTATTTATTCCAATGATTATCTACCTCGATGCCGACGTGTAAGTCGGATAGGCACACAATCATATCGTCACTACCAACTGTGATAGGAGAAGGAACATAATCAAAGGGTTGAATATCGCGGGCAAATGCACGCTCTATAACTTCGATAAAGGATTCTTTACGAGCTTCTTCTCTGATAGACTTCTGGTAATCAACTCTTTCATCGCTAAGCTTCTGCCTCTCTTTGCGAATTTCTTCCTTTTCTTTTCTTAATAGAGCCAAGTAACCGTTTGTAACTTCGCCCTTCGACTGTTTCTCTCTGAAATATTCGGCAATGAATGCTCCGCCGAAAATAGTTTGTGACGCCTTTCTTAAGGTGTCGCTATGTACGCCAAGATTATATTTATCAACGATCTCTGCCCAGTCCATATCGTTCTGACCGTTCATCTTGCCTTGGATGTCGTCTAAGCAAAGTTCGTATTGTTCTCTACTCAAACCGTATTTTTCAAGTTCTTGGTCTATTTCTACCAAATCCAAATGCCTCCTTGTTTCTTATGTGTCTGCTCTCCTGCCTAATGGCTGTGTGGTACTACCGGCGGGGATCGAACCCGCGATATTGCCGTGAAAGGGCAATGTCTTAGCCACTTGACCACGGTAGCAAATAAGCAAGGACTATGCGCCCCTGCTAATATAAAGAGCTTTTATTTTTTGTCTACTTGTTGGTATACCGCATTCTCTACACCATTTACGAATTGTTTCTGGGTTTACTCCATACTGTAATCCAACATCTTCGAAAGATTTTTGCATTAAAAGTTCCATCAGTTTTGTAGCCGAAGGTCTTTCAATTACTTTTCTGCTATTTACCCGAGCACACGCGGAACACAACTCCGCACCACGTGTCTTAACTGCTCCGCAAATTGCACAGATGGGAGTTTCACCTTTTGTATTAAACTTTGTATCCCTTAAAGGATACTGAAGTTCTGGGTGGTTATGTACGTCCCCTTTATTTATCCTGATTATAGTCCTGCGACTTAAATTGTGTTTTCGAGCAATTATCGAAAACGGCGTATCCGTATTGATTATCTCCGAAATAATTGTTTCAAGCTCTTCTGGCATATATAGCGTGAAATGTGTTCGAGTGCTGCCGTCGCTTTTTAGAACATTATAACCATCGGGAACTACGGTGTTATATTTTTTAATGTAATACTCTTCGAGAGAATTGAGATCTTCTTCTAAGCATTCGCACAGCACTTGAAAATCAAAATTTTCTTTCCCGCACTTTTTAATTGCTCTGCTTATTAAGCTGTCTGTACTTGGACGCATATGCTCGCTCCACCGTCTCTCGATATGAATAGACTGCCCAACGTAAGATTTACCGTTAAGCCTGTTTGTAATTTTATAAATTCCTATCATTTTGCCTCCGATTATGGGTGCCTCTTATATTAAATTAAGGTAGAAGAAGGAGGCTCTTCTTGTCAATGAGTTAATTACTCTCACCTATCTACCTGAATGGCTCCCCCTGTAGGGATCGAACCTACGACATCGCGGTTAACAGCCGCGTGCTCTGCCTAACTGAGCTAAAGGGGAATGTATTGGTTGCGGAGACTGGACTCGAACCAGCGACCTCTGACTTATGAGGACAGCGAGCTACCATCTGCTCTACCCCGCAATATAGCGGCGACACAGAGATCGCCGTTTTCTATTTCTCCCTATACGCCTATTAGATTCTTGCAATTTTTGGTTGCAAAAGTGTCTAAATATGGCGTATAATAGGGCAAAATTTTAAATTTCCACAAACTCTTTGATATAAATCCGTGTTAATTTTAGGGCAAAAAGTTGTAAAAAATTTGATATAAATATATATTTAATGTAGCAAAACCTTCTTATATTTGAACTCATACAAGGTAATATCGCCGTCTTCTGCCTCTTCCAAAGTATATAACGGCTCCTTGCTCGCCTCAATCATTCGGAAGAATGACTCATTAGGCTTGCCGAACAACACTTCAAAAATGAAACGGTACACGTCTTTTGTGTCCTTGTTATCGAGTTCCTTGAGGGTTAAATACATCGTGTATTCACATTCAGACATCTTGTCGATTGCATCAATGCACTCTTGCCTACGCTCGGCAACCTGATTCCAGATCAATTCCTTCTCGTCTTTCTTTTTAGTGTCATAATCGATGTACATTTTTCTTATATCATCCTTCGCTTTGCGGATGATTGTGATGATCTTATCACGTTGGATGCAGTTATAACCACTGCGAACTGCCATCTCGGGCTTGCGAACGATATCCATAAAAGGAACAATCGTCGCTTTGTACTGCCGCGCTTGACGGAAATTTGTTGAGGAAATTATCTTCTGCAGATAATCCATAGGGGTATCAAAATATCTATATCTCGTACCGTCGCTAAGCTCATATCCATTCTCAAGCGTTATCATCTTGAAGAACATAGGCTTCACTTGACGGTTATCATCTTCTATTTTATACTTGGACTTCAACCAAGAAATCTCATTGAAGCTGTTGATTATGTATTCTTTCTTCGCTTTGTCGATTTCAATGCCCGACAAGACTGCAAGCTTGCAAATATCGTTGTAGAGTTCTTCACAATCTTCCATACTCTCACCGCGGTTTAGTCGCTCCCAGTAAAGGCTGTTCAACTGCTGAGAGAGGTTTACGATTTCGCCGATCTTATTGACGCTCGTTTTCACGTCAAGGTCAGCTTTGTGCTCGTGATTGTAACGGCGGGCAGTTTTTTGAGAGTCAACGAAGCACGTTGGGACTTTGAACGCGGAATAATTCTTACGCGCCGCTGCAATAAGAACCTCATTGTCTGTGAGGAGAATACTGTCGGAGTCGTAGTCACAACCGTTTAGTCTTTGCTGAATGTTCTCGTTGATTGCATTCACGTAAACAATCTCGTTAGAAAGATTGAAGTACTTGTCAATATCCTCGTTGGCTACATTCTGTGAAAGAAGAACATTGCCCATCGTGATATGAGGACTTCTGGATGCAAGGATTGTTTTGCCGTACTCAAACTTTGTACTGTGAATGCACCCGGGAGCAATGACTCCTTCGCCTTTAAACGTTCCGATTGCCTGCTGCAGAAGCTCCATACCGTTTCCAAGAAGCGTTGAGTAGTTGCCGTGCAACAAAACGTGACCTTGTTTTAGGTTTCTGATGAAGCCCTTAACAATATCGTTGCGGAACTCTTTGTAGAGCTGAGTCAACGCAAACTGATTATTGATGCCAAGCATCTTGAATACGATGTCGTTTTTGGACTTGAGGGGGTTTAGTTCCCCTTCCATTTCCTCTGCTCTGAAGGGATATCCGATATGGTATCTGAGCACGTCGGGATCTCTACGAACCGCCCCTATATAATCTAAGGAAGGTTTCAATAGTGCCTCAACCTCACCATAGGACAATTGAAGTGTGTTCAGCAATTGATAGTGGCACTGAACCATTCTGCCGTCGAAGAAGTGTGTTTCCTTCTCGTACTTGACGATACCGAATGTACTATCGATGTTCTTTAGCCACTGCTCGATCTTTCCGAACTTCAGATACTTAACACTGCTTGGCGTGGTAATCAGCTTGATTTGCGAGATGTCGGTAGCCAGTGTGAAACCATTGAGCTGGTCAATTCTCTCAATGCCGTTATCAGTGAACCATTTCTGAATATTGGTATTGAATGCGCAAGTCTTAAAGAAACGGTTACGCAAAAGCAACATTCCCTTGTCGGGGTAATCCGTAAACATACTCGTGTCCATCAAGGACTCACCGTCCCAGATACTATTGGAAATCTTCATTTCCTTTCTCTTGGATACGAGCTTACCGTCCTGCGCCTCGACCGCCACAACCTCGTCTGTGAACTTGCTATCATAGTCATCAACAATGAGAATATTCTCGGGCTGAATTTGTATTGTATCAATGATGCTACTCATAGGAAGCGAGATATAAGCTTCCCACGCCGCCAAGTCAATGGGATCGTTCTCTTTAATGGTTAAACCACATCTGTCCCACTTTGCCATTCTTTCCGCAACAACCGCATTTACAAACAAGCATTTTCCTACGCGGCTGCTTCCGCTACTTCTCTTATATCTAACGTAGTGAATACCGTCGCAGACAAATCCGTGCTCGTACAGATACTGTCTTAGGTCACTCTTGTTCATCTCGACGGGGATTGAACCGACCTGCTTATAGTAACCATCCGCGAATGTAAAACATCCGCCGAGCATCTCTTGTGAGATTGGCTCCCTGATTTCCACGTTGGTTTGAATTGCTACGAGCTTACCGTCTTGGATGCACACGCCGTCCTGCATTACGCAGTCTCTGAAAGCATATCCAGAGCGAATGTATGTATTTTTTCCTACCTTATTAAATTCTTTATATGAATACGAGAATTTCACGTTGATAACCATCTGAGTGTACTTCTTCCCGCCGGACACGAAATAGAAGTTTCTCTTACGAGTCTCGCGCTCATACGCTTCTTGGAGCTTGATAGTGTCCAAGCTCCAGTCCAACGCATTCTCAAATTTCTTAAGTGAGATTTTACCTTCTCTGTCTCTTATATCGTAACCAACACCGTTGTTGTTGATTAGGTTCATGGCGGCGTATAGATCCTTCGCCTCCAGTGATAATATCTTAAATGACTTGTTTATAGCCTTATCCTCCTGATTAACCGTTTTGCTCGTCGATCAATTCCTGATACACTTGAGCACGTTCTTTTAAATCTTTTTCATATTCTTCAATAGCGATCTCTTCGTCATCGAGTGGCTCGTAATAATCGCAGTCCACCTCGATGTCGTTATCGCATCTATCTTCGCACTTGTCGTACCAAAAGCAGTTCTTGCAATTCTTCAAGACTTTTTACCTCCTTCGTTCTTTCTCTTTGACCGATGGAGAGCATAAGCGCACTCGCGGTGCGTCGGTACTTTTCTTGCGTTGAAACGCAAAGGCTCCAGATCTCTGCCTTCGGCGAGATTATCTATCCATTCCTGCAATAAATATCTCATTCGTTTGCTGGGAATGTAAATCCAGACTTCCTCGCCCTTACGTACTGCGGAACGGAATATCCACTGCACGAGAACCGAAAGCGCGTACATATCTTGATTCACATCCTCGACGCCGAGCTTCGTCAGATAGTTCTTCATCCACGGTTGCATAAATACGTTTAAGCAATACGCCAAGTAATGGCGATCCGCGAAGTTGTTGCTGGCTCTTTTATTAAAGGTAATAAATCCGTTGGAGTATCCCTTTCCTTTAAGAGCACTGCGATATCTGTTCAAAGTCGTCCACATCTTATCGTCGTTTCCACTCTTCGTGTGTCTAAATATGTTGTATAAGTTATTTTTTAAAATGGTGATATTCGGTTGACCTACCTCGCGGTACACCCTGTCGAACCACCCTGCTGATAACGAAAAGCTCTTGTTGCCGATTTCGTTATGTCTATCATTATAATTTATATGGATCTTATCCCGTAGGTCTACGCGGCGATCCATCTCTTCAAGCGGGCAGAACTGAAAGATACCGTTCTGGCGCTTAGTGCCTATGAGCTGATACTCTACATTGTTTACATCAAAGAAGTATTTCAGCATCTGATATTCAAATAAATAGGTAAGCACGTAAACATCATCGAAACAGTTGAATACATCTATCGGCAACGACCAGAAGTAGAAGGAGCCGTCGTAGTCAACGAGGTTGCGCGACTTGGATATCTGCATAATCTCGCTGAACAGAACTCCCGTGTACTCATCGTCATCCCAGATGACATTGTCATCCTGCTTCTTAGCGATGTTGTTCCGTACAAGAAAATTCACATCTCCGCCGTCGAGATTGACGGGCTGGAATAAATCGATTACCTCATCGAGCACAAGCGTGTAGTGTTGCTCTCGGATGAGCGTTTTAATCTCTTCATTATAACAAGAGAATAAAGCGTGTGTACTGGCGATGTTCTCACCAGCGCGTAAAAGAGAAGGAACATCTTTGAGCTTAGAGTATCCGTTGGTGAACCTCCGTTCCGGGGAAACGAACTTCCGCGCGGCGCAAGAGGTCTTAATCCTCTCTACCTCATCAAGATAAGGCGTTATGAAGATGTATTTTCTCTCTGAGTCATTGTTCATCATATTGATGCAAGACTGTGTTTTACCGGCTCCACAGAGCGCATCACAGACTTTTACAACCATTAAAAATCCTCCGTAAAAAACAAAAATGCAACCCGGGGGGTTGCAAACTGGTTCAAATTAGTCCCTATATAGGGGAAGATTTTTCACTCCCTAAAAAGGAAGGTATACCTTAAAATGCAATTATGCACTTGTCTGTAATCAGCTCTCACTTCGTTCGAGACTCTTGCCAAGAGTGATAAAGACGTAATTGAATCAGTTAGCAGCCCGTATGTGTGGGCGTATTGGTCAGCGAATATCTCTTACAATCTTTATCCTCTGGAATCCTACTGTATATATTATACACCATATTTAGACACTTGTCAAGGGGTTTTTGAAAAATAATTAAAAAAATTTTTGTTGCCGGTGCAAGATCAGGGGTTCTTTCTTTTTATTATTTTTCTTTCTTAAATATCAGCTTTCTGTTATAAGTAAGCTATATAAGCTTCCTTAATCAGTAAGCTAATAAGCTCTCTTATATAGTAAGCTAATAAGCTCTCTTATATAGTAAGCTTATATATTATATATATTATTATATATAGCTATATATAGAAGGGTTGATTTCTATCTTTTATAGTATAGTCGAAAAGACATCCTACCATAGGAGAGATCGCGAGGCTTGGGAACAATCAACCCTTCTCTTCTGTGTTTTACGGATCAAGCGATCTTCTCCGATTATGGGCAAACTTCCCGAATGAGGGTGCCGAGGTGTTCGAAGGGAAAATGGCGTGTGGGTGAGGAGAGGTGGACACCCTCGCGCACGCGAAAAAAGGAAGGGTTTGGCGTGTAAAATCACCCCCTATGGTCGGCGATGTTATCAACGCCAAAAAGATAACATTCGGTCGGCAAGAAAAGGGCAGGTTCTCCCTATGGGAGAAAAACCGCCTTTCTTGAGGGGGTGGAGCGAGTGGGTTCGAGTTGGCGAGTTCCCTCTACGAGGGAAAAGGGCGATTTCCCCTCTCTCCTCGTCCTCTCCCCTCTATTCACCTCAGTGAATAGCCGTCCTCTCGTGCCGTCCGTCCGAGAGCCGAGAGCCGACCTTCTCTCGTCCCGTAAGGGACTCTCTTCCCTCCTTTGTCCTCCCCTCCCTCACCGCCTTGCCGACCTCTGCCGACCGACCGAAAGCCCCAACCCCATAAAGGGGGTTGCCGTCGTCAAGAAGGGGGTAATAGGGGATATTCTCCCCTATAGTCCCCTCCTTCAAAGTGCCGTTCCCGTAGGGAACGAGGTTGCCCTCCCGTGGGTAGCGCAGGCAGCGCCCGCCTCACGCCTCCGCATCACACGAGGCAAGCCGAGCCGAAACCGAAATTTTTTCCCCGAAGGGGAAGTCGAGCCGAAAGTCGAAATTCACAAAAAATTCACAAATCGGCTCTCCCCGTAAGGGGAGTCGAAGCGCCCAAATCCGCAACCCCTAAAGGGGTTGACGAATCGTGCCGACCGTGGTATCATAGATACAGGCGGCAACCCCGACCGCCGACCGACCGAGCCGACAACGGCAAGGCGAAAAATCAAAATCACACAGGGGAGAAAGGCACACACGCCATGAAAAACACACGCAAAAACGCAACCGCAACCACCGCAACCACCACCCGTCCCGTTACCACCGAAGGTGGTAAGCGTAGCCACTTTGACGAGGTACTTGACAAAGTCAAGTATGTCGGTGTCGGCAACGGACTTGACGGCTCCGCCTACACCATCGAAGATGGTGAGGTCGGCTTGGGACTGAACGCACTTGACTGGCTTTGCTACGAAGTAGCAAAGGTGTTCGTGGTCAATCGTGATTACCTGCCCACACATATGCAGGACGCAGTTCGCCGTATCCGCCGAGTGAAACTCGGCACGGATACGAAGCCGGTTATGACGCCCTACATCACCTCTGGTGATGCGTCCATTGACGACCTCCGTTCCACCGTTTGCTTGTCGCTCCTTGCCTCTTTAGAGGCAAACGACCGTGAGAACGCAATCCGCAATGCCTTTAAGGCATTGGATGCCGAAATCGTCCACGACAAGTACGAAGCCCGTGAGTACAAAACTCTTCCGAAGGAAGAGGTTTTGTGCGACGAGGACATCGGCTTGGTGAGGGCACTTATCGAGGGCAACACCTCTTACGAGGTGTCCTTCAAGCAAGACGGTCGCCCCGACCTCGTGGTGAGATACGAAGTATCTCCCGCCCTGCTCGCCATCTTTGACGGAGTCAAAGCGGCACACAAGTTCGCTTTCACGGACAGTATGTGCACGAGGTGGAGAGCGTTTGAGTACTTCGTACTCAACGTCAGCAACAACGAAATCGCCTCTCGGCTTGCTATAAGCAAGCAGAGAGCCTCGGCTCTGAACTGCGAAACTTGCAAGTGGTTTCTTGACGTAGTCAAGAACCTCGACCTCAAGCACCTTGAGGAAATCGCCAAGTGTCCTAAGACACTTGAAACGCTCCGCCACATACAAGCGGCTGCACTTGCCGCCTAAGTCCCGTAGGGACTTAATAACACTCAACCCCGTAGGGCACAAAACCCCTACGGGGTTTTCTCTTTACGTGCGTATATCATACGTGCGTTTTTTTACGCGCGTGCACGTGTGCCCGTCCTTTGGGGATAGGGGTTTGGGGGAAGGGGGAGCAGTGTTCGTGTGCCGACCGAACCCCTAAAGGGGTTGACGGCAGTTCCCTTTGAGTGCCGACCGACCGAGCCGACCGACAACGGCACACGGCACACGGCACACACGAAAGCGGAGCGACCGAACCCCTAAAGGGGTTGACGGCAGTTCCCTTTGAGTGCCGACCGACCGAGCCGACCGACAACGGCACGGACGGAACGCACACGAAAAACACACACTCAGGAAGGATATGGGTATGAAGAAGTTCTTAAGAGGTGTTGTTGAGTTCCTTGCACTTGTTTTAGGTTGCGACTGCAAATCAAGGCGTGATGCCGTTGATGCAGGTATATGCGACTTTAGCGGTCAAGGTCGCAACAAGTACGGCAAGTAATTTGCCAAGCGTGACCATAACCACGTAATAGTTATGGGGTGAGCGACTACCAAAGGTCGCAGATGCCCACGAAGCATATGCCTCCTCGTGGTGTGGGCGGATAACCTTGCGGTTAACGGAACGTATGCAAAGTGTTGTAATGCTCAACCTTACCGAGCAATAGCGGTATAGGGGTACTCTTGCCCACAAGAGTAACGACCTTGACGATATGACAAGGCGTCGGTTAAGCCGTATGGGAGTAGACCTGCGGCGAGTCAGATAGTGAAAATGGCAACAGGTATGGCATTAAACCTAAACTCGGCTTGTGCAACGATGTCTATGCGTGATGTTATAATCACGAATACAAGCATTGACCTGCTTTAAGGTTAAGCTATACGCTTACAGTGCCAAGGCATTGTATGAGTGGCGAGGTCTTAATGATGTGAATGTCGGCAACGCCGATGGAAGCCGTTGGAATGTGCGAGTATTACGGGCTATAAATAGCGTGAATATTAACCAAAATACATAGGGTTTGTAGTTATGAGATGCAAACCCTTTACCATATAGGGAGCCGTTAGACAGATCTGTATAGGTTTAACGGCTCTTTTACACCTAACCTCAAAGCCTCCACGTGGCAGGTGTGGATAACCAACCAATTTGAGGACTACCATAAGGGTTGTGCTTATGGGGCGAGCCTACCGAACGGCAAAAACGGCATAGCGATGCAACTATGACCTGCCAAAAGTCAGGACAAAAACTTCAATACTTAATAAACGGGGCGGGTTTACGGCTTTCAAGCCGACCGCCTCACACTATGTGTGCTCTCAAAAAGCAAGCCTCCCCGTGGCGAGAGTGGATAACCAACCGATTGCTAAAAAAATACATAAGGAGAATTGTTATGGCAACTAACAAAAAGGCAAATGTACTTGCGAACCTCAAAACCCAGATGGAGAAGCTTATCGCTGATGGCACGAAAGCCATCACTAAGGGCAACTTGTCTGACCTTTATAAGGCAGAGGAAGCTCTCGGTAAGGCAGAAAAGGAGTATGAGAAGGTTCTCGTGACCATCATCTATGACGAACTTCTCGCAACCGCTGAGCCCATCGTTGCGGCTATCAAGCGTTACTCTTACAAGACGCTTCGCCACAGGGATAAGAAGAGTGAGGGTGAAAGCAAAAAGGTTATCGGACTCGAACTCGTGGAAAAGGAGCGTCAGCTTGACCTGCTCAAATTCTGCGAGTATAGCAAGAGTGCGGGTGGCGTTGAACTGCCTACCGATTGGCAGTATGCGGCGGCAAAGCTCAATCAGCTTCTCTGCCTCCGTGCGGCAAAAACGCTTAAGTGTACCGATGCCGAAATCGCTGAAATCGCCAAGTCATACTACCTCAAGGAGCAGGCACGCAAGCTCGAAATGGGCGAAACGCCTACCAGCGACACTCAGATTTGCAAGGCGTTGCAAATCGTAATCAACGGCATCATCTTTAAGGACGACGGCAAGGGCGGTAATGCATACAAGTGCAACAACCACGACGTGGCTTACCTGCTTGGATGCTACACCAAGAAGGGCAAAAAGGCTCTCTCGCTTGCAGTCGCTAAGGACGGCTTCTTCCGCCTTGTAATCACCGAAATCTGCCTCCGCATCATCGAGAACGGACGCTATACGGTTGAGGGTTACAAGACCGTCAAGGAGTAATCCTGCAACAAGCTATTGACAATCACGCTTTGGTGTGATATAATATAGGTACATACACCATTCGTGGTTGCTTGGTGTATGTGCGTGTGTGGAAGCGTAGCCTTTCACAGGGCTCGGGCGAGTGCCTATAAACTCGCCTTTCTCTTTACAAGACGCATAGCGTTTTCTCAAATGACCTACGGTCGTTGCCGACAATCGAATATCATTGGCGGCGACTGTTTACCAAGTCCCGCGGAAAAGAGGTAAAATGACAGAAAAAGAAACTGACCTATGCAAGGACATTGGCAGAGAGATGCTTAGAGCTCGTGAGCAAATCAGCAACGACGACTATGCGGTGAACCCCGAGCAGATGCGTAAGTTTAACGAGGTATCGGAATACGCTGAGGCTCTTGCGAAAGACAACAACGGAACGATTGAGTATCGTAACACGATCCCCCGTGATACCATTGGAGCGATTGCAATTCGTTTCGTCGGTGAGCTTACCTTCGGGGAAGACTCTACCAGTATGAAAAACTTCACAAAAGCATTGGATCTATGCGACGGATTTAATATCGAAGGCACAGGACTTGAGGACGGTTCGTTCATCGTGACCTTTTATGTGTCTGATGTCCACGTAAAGAAAACCAAATGCAAAATCATCAAGAAGCGCTTGTAATGAAAACAGGCGCTTTTTTCGTCCCTATATATATTAGCTTACTGATTAGGGTAGCTTATATTAAGCTTACTGTATACGGTAGCTAATATCCAAGAAAGAAATTATAAAGAAAGAAAGTGCAGGTATCGAATGATGTTGAGTGCAGTTAAAGCAAAGGAAATCTATGACGAAGCCGTTAAGACGCATAGGCTTGCAGTTCGCCAAGCCATCGAAGAGGAAGCAGACGGAATCTGCAATGAAATCAGAGAGTCTGCGGGAAAGCGTCATACTTCTATGAAAATCAATCCTAAGTGTCTGAGCAATCCCACGGGAGTAATCGCTTATCTCGAAGATGAGCTGGGTTACGAGTGCAGCAGATGCAACGATGGGCAAATTCTCATCCGCTGGGCACCTGCCGCTTAAGAAAGGAGCATACATATGGACAGAGTTTCCGCAGAAGATATCGGCAAAAAGGCGAGGGCGTTAAAGCACTGCATTAAGGTTCTCGGTACAATCGAAAAGAAGGGTTCGGCTGAAATCGTCCTGAACTGCACCGGCGTAAAGCTCGTGGCACATAAGAATGATGCCCTTCACCTCAAAATCGCTACCACCAAAGCTCAGCTCGAAGAGGAAATCGCTTCCTATGAGATCGTAAGAGCATCTGGTATGGGCGACACTTCGTCAAGCCCCGCATCATCTCCCCCTCCCCTCTCCCCCGAGCAGAAAGCGGCGGAGCGTAAAGCTAAGAAAGCGGCATATATGAGGGAGTATATGAGGAAGCGTCGCGAAGCCCCTGCAACTACCTAAAAAAATTTTTCAACTTTTTTTCGAAAACCCCTTGACAAAGTTCTAAATATGGTTTATAATATACTTGTCAAATCCAAATGACAAGCCATCGGGATTATTTTTTCTGCCCAATCTAAAACATATTTAGACACTTGCTCTCCTGCTCATCAGTATGGCTTATACCTCACCAATCCCGTGACCTTTGGTCGGCTGATGAGCTTATACTACAATCGAAATGTCTTCCCTTTGGGAAGGGCTTTGGGTTACACTCAAAGTGACAAGATGTGAGAAGGATTACTCATCGGATCTACGATCCGGATGGCTGCATCGCCCGTTAAACGTCGCAATGCGCCATCTCCCAGCCAAAGTCGGCGACTTATCCTCCACTAAATACCTATAAATTGGTAATTATCCACATCTTTTCAACTTAATTTTCCTGTTGAACTCGAAATAATTAACCTTATTTCGACATCCTCGGGACTCTTCGTCGGATGAGCTCACTTCAGGTTTTATACATGGATTGTGGTACGGACATTATAAACCATATTTAGAAACCTCATAAAACAATTATTTGATAAGGAGAAAGCTATGAATGAGCATTATCATTGCCCTCTTTGCTCTGTTCCTTACGCAACAAGAAAAGAAGCCACGAATTGCCTCTTGCAACATAGCGAAGGTGAAATTTTGAGGTATATTGCCTTCGAGATATTTGCCTCCAAACACTTTTCTAAAAACAAAGAGAAGCCCCAGCCCGTGGATTATACCATTTGGTCGCTCATAGAGCAACTGAATGAAAAGTTCGACTTCGCTGAGGTTGACAATGGGATGGTTTGGAACAAAAGTATCCGTGGTAAAAAGCTCTAAACCAATTTCTTAATACGGTGCCACGAAGCCTCAATTAAATGCGGAGTATGTAGTTGAAGAAAGCACCCCCGTAATACTTTGGGGAGCCGAAGCAGCAGTGGTAAATGGAGTTAGATGAACAGCCGTTAAGAGTGATTTGAAGCGATACTGGGCGATACTCGCCCCGGGCGTAATTCGCTCGTTGAATGTTTACGGGTTACGCTTCCCCGAAATGCGTTCCCCCTTTCCCATCTCCCTTCTGGGAACGCTCCTTGAAGCCCGTCAATGACGACTCGGAAAGACGAGAGGATGACCAAGGCAAAGTTAGGTTGCATCTTACCTTGGAAAACAACCAGAATGACGCGCTTCCCTAATGTTTAAGGCACATACAGCAATTTCTTATGAAATAAACAACATATTCTTACAATCTTGCGCCCCTTTACGGCAATCTCCGCAATTGCCGCCGCGCAACCAGCGCCGTTTCCATTGGCGCCCTTATCTTCAACTTGTGCCTTGTATTTTCCCGAGATTACTTCCGTTCTTTCCAAGCGACACGGACGGGGATCGCTTACAGCAATCTACATATAAAGAAATTTGAAAAGCTTATAATTTTTCAACCCTCCCACGAAAGTAATCTCTTATTCCCCGTCACCTTTATAGGGGTGTAGCTCAGCGGTTAGAGCACGTATTGTTAGTCGAGTTATCGACTGCTACTGCAATTTTCTTTAGCACTGCATTCGCTCGTGGTCATAGGTTCAAATCCTATCACCCCTACCGTATCGAGAGTGTAGCTCAGTTGGATAGAGCACGTAATTAACGAGGTTTGTAAAAGCCTTATACTGCAAGGTTATTTTGAGCTGTTAACTCCGTGGTCGCAGGTTCGAGTCCTGCCACTCTCGCATCGCTTTGGGCGAGTCGGATAGCGGCAATTCCGGCGGGCTGTAAACCCGTTGCCGTTCGGCTTCGCAGGTTCGAGTCCTGCCTCGCCCACCACTTTATTGGGAAGTAGTCAAGTGGCTAAAGACAGCGGAACCATTATGTTGGTCTTGGTTAAGACCACAACTGCAATGTACGGACTGAAAATCCGCCACATTATGTTACGTTGGTTCGAATCCAACCTTCCCAACCATTAAGGCACTCACAGCAATATTAACAAAGGAAAATTTAGGGAATTTTTATCTTGCAATGTGCCTTGCTCTTACAACCCTCTAAGACGCTTACAGCAAATTTCAAAAGCTCAGACGGTTAATCTGAATACTTCTGCGTCTTGGGGACATCCATTCAAACAAAAATAAAAAAGAAAGAGGGTTAAAACAATGAGTTTTATGGATGCAATGAAGAATGAAATGCTCGAAAATTTCAACGAGTCCGTCACCGAGAACGGCGCGGTAGGATACCGCACGACAGGCAAAGCTCTGCTTGACATCAACTTTGCGGTCGCATCTCTCCGTTCCGCAAACGAAGGTGAAATCGTCCGTCGTTTTCAGGCAGCATTTCTCGAAAACAAAGTTCTGGCTATGAAGTGGCTCTTCTTCGCCAGAGATGTGCGCGGCGGTCTTGGCGAGCGTAGGCTCTTCAGAACCGCAATGAAATACATAGCCAAGTATGAGCCCGAGACGGCTCGTAAGGTTGTCGGACTTATTCCGGAATACGGAAGATATGATGACCTTTGGTCGCTCCTCGACGACAACGAGCTTCGTCCCTATATTGTTGAGTTTGTAAGTCAGCAACTCACCGAAGATGTTGCGAACAGTCGCAACAGAAAGCCTATTTCCCTTCTCGGTAAATGGATGCCATCCGCAAATGCTTCCTCCGCTACTACTAAGAGATATGCAAAGATCTTACGCAATGCTCTTGAGATGAAGGAAAGCGAATACCGTAGAACACTCAGCGCACTCCGTAGATATACGGACGTCGTCGAGGTTAAGATGTCTGCTAAGATGTGGGGCGAAATCGATTACGAAGCAGTTCCCTCTCGTGCAAATCTTATTTACAACGGCGCATTCCTCAGAAACGACGAGGAACGAAGAAGAGCATTCCTTGCAAGCCTTGAAAAGGGTGAAGCACGCATCAATGCTTCTACACTCTTCCCTTACGACATCGTACACCAGTACTGCAGTGGCGGTTATGGTAGAACCCCAAAGAGTTATGACGCAACAATCGAAGCTCTTTGGAAGAACCTCCCCGACCTTGTTCAGGGATGCGGTAATACGATCGTTGTTGCCGACGGCTCTGGCTCGATGATGTCGAGAGTAGGTAGCTCGGGAGTGACTGCTCTTGAAGTTGCAAATTCTTTGGCAATCTACTTTGCAGAGCGTTCTTCTGGCGAGTTCAAGAACAAGTACATCACCTTCTCCTCCCGTCCTCAGCTCGTTGATTTCAGTCGTGGGCAGAGTTTGCGCGACAAGATTTCTATTGCTCTTGGGCACAGCGAGATTTCTAACACCAATATCGAGGCGGTATTCGACCTCATTTTGAACACTGCGATTCGTAACAATATGCGCCAAGAGGATATTCCTGCGAACATCCTTATCATCTCCGATATGGAGTTTGACTGTGCAACTACCGGTCGCATTGGTGCAAATCTCTTCAAAACCATCGAAGCCAAGTACAGAGGATATGGATATAAGCTCCCTCGCCTCGTATTCTGGAACGTAAACTCCAGAACGAATACCATCCCCGTTCGTGAGAACAATATGGGAGTTGCCCTTGTAAGCGGTTTCTCCGTAAACATCTGTAAGATGGTTATGAGTGGCAAGACAGATCCGTTCGAGTGCCTGCTTGAGACACTCAACACACCCAGATATCAGCCTGTTGAAGATGCGTTGAAATAATATACATACTTCAACAGAGAGGCGAACAGCAAACCTTTTTCTTCGTAGCCAACAAATTTTTACGATTAAAACGCCTCTCGATTTTTTCTAAATATGACAACCCATATTTAGACACTAATCTTCGTTATCAACTCATTAGAGTGATAAAAAAATACATTTCATAAAGGAAGGAAACACACTATGAAAATCACAATCACAGCAGATGCCTACGCCATCACCTCGAAGATCACCGTTGACGAGATCAAGACGCTCAAGAAGAGCAATCCCGACGCCCTCAAGGTTAAGGACGCAGACGGCAACGAGAAGTTTGCGGTTTCGTATGCAGAGGGTAAGCCCAGCATCACCGCTTTCGGCGTTACCTTCGGCGGTAAGTCTCACGATGAGGCAGGCTATGCAACCATCACAGGTATGATCCCCACCGGCACCGCGAACCCCAAGGAGTTCGTTGCTGACCTCGTTGCTCCTGTCAAGGCATACCTTGAGCAGGTCGAGGGAGTTGCTCACGACGCGGCTGTTGCAGCTAAGACTGCTCGCAAGGAGCTCGTTGACAGCATCACCGTAGCCTAAGTTACGGTTTCCGTTCACCAAGGGGCGTGAAATGCGCCCCTTCCACCACAACAAACAAATCAGAAAAAATTGAATTACAAGGAGAATTATTATGATTAAAGTTGTTATCAAGACCAACACCATCCGTGGCAAGGAAGTTACCGCAGACGTGGATTCCACTCCCGCAAGAGTATTCGGCGACCTCGGCGTTAGCGTAGCTGGCGCATCCGTTAACCTTAACGGTATGATTCTGACCGCGACCGATCTCAATTCCACCTTCGAGGCACTCGGTGTTGCCGACGGCGCAACCGTAAACCTCAACAGCGTCATCAAGGCTGACGGCGCTCGCAAGTAAAATAAAGCATACATAAGGAGCAACGGGATATGGATTACATCGATACTCTATTAACCAATTCAGACGCAAATGCATTCTTCGGAGTGGAGAGTCATTCATTCCCTTTCGGTAGCACCGTCCTCGAAGCAACGCTTCGTTATGTTGCCGTGGTTCATTGCCCCGAGAACATCGAAAAGGTAAAGCTGATTAAGGTTCAGTCCTCTACCTTTAGCCCCGGTGCTCGCGGCAATGATTTCGCGGCTTCGATGATGGAGTCGTCTCACAATATTCTCATTGTAGAATCGAGAAACGGAGCAGAGTTGCCTTACATTGACAAAGAGGGCTGGATTGCATTAGATACGCCTCCGTATCCTGTTGCGCCTTTCTTGAGCAAGGCATCTGCCACAGCAGTATTCCTTAACAGGGATGCACAAAAGGTTATTCTTTTTGTTAAGCGTGTTACTGAAAGATGGATTGATGAGTTCTGCTCTTCCCTTTTCAGAATTCTTCCGTGGATCTATACGGAAAACTACAGACTCACGGAAGGTGAGCTCGCACTTTTCAAGGCGGCTCACGATAAAGATTCCCCAAAGTTCACCAAGGTGGTGAACGAGCTGGCTCAGAAGTATGATTTCAAATCTATGATGATGGCAAGAACTCTCATCGGATGGAACAATCACTTCAGAGAAGCACAGATTCGTACCCTCGAAAGCAAGTGCGACAAGGCGAGAAACAATATTGCCGCACAAGAACAGGCTATCTCAACTTTGTATATGGAGCTTGATGCCCTGCTCTTTAATCTCAACGCGATGCTTAACCAACCCGCAGATACCAACGAAGCTCTGTTTAATTTCTTCAAAACCCACAAGCAGTTGGGAGTTTACAGAGTTCAGAACAGCTCGAACGGAAAGACGTTGTATTACACAATCACCGAAACGATTGAGTATTATGACGAGGATGCTTTCGTAAGAGTAAGAGATAACCCCAATTCTTACTTCAATACGAGCACTTGTGGTGCAGAAGTCAGAGAGGTGTTTAACGCTGTATTCGCTCTCAATAAGGGAAAGTTCAGAGTTGAGGCAATGTTTACGTTGAACAATCTTTCAAGCATCAATGCCCAATCCGGTATGAGAAGTGGTGGCTATGATGAAACACACCTTCCTCATCCTCACATCTATCATCACGCTTGTCTCGGTGGAAACCGAGATGCAATCGCCAGATATATGAATGATGGCGACTGGGATTTGGCAATCGAGCAGACAATCGCGGCTGCCAAGAACGTCAACTTTGGAGACTCGACCGTAGTATCCAAGATGTTGAGAGATGTCGCAGGTCGCTTTGAGTCTTGCCGTTGCATTATCGCAGATAACGGCACCGAAATGACTCCCAGAGAGTTCCTTAACTACATCAGAACGGCGGAGAACAATGAAGGAGATAACAATGGCTAAGAGAATTTATTTGTCCGATGAGGACATTCGCGCAGCTCTTGAGAAAGCAACGCAGGAACTCCGCAATACGAAGTTTCATTCCGAGGATGTCAAGGTTACACTCCCTGCTCCTAAAGACAATCGCAAAGCAAAACTTGTTTTTGCAGCCAGTGCGTGGGTGAAAATGTACGCTTTAGTTCACAAATACGGCACTGAAGTCGAGTGGCACGGGCTTGTTGAGCGCAAAGGTGAGGCAGAATTCCTCATTAAGGACATCCTCATTTTCCCTCACGAGGTTTCCAGCGCAACGGTAGTATCCGATCAGAGATGCTACGAAGAATGGCTTGACTCCCTCGATGACGAAACCTTCAACGCCTGTCGTTTCCACGGTCATAGCCACGTAAATATGGCTGTAAGCCCGTCAGGAGTTGATATGACATACAGGAAGAACATCTTGGGCAACTTCGCTACACCGGGTGCAGGAGATGATTACTTCTACATCTTCATCATCACAAACAAAAAAGGCGATATCAGTGGCGAAATCTACGACTTGTCGAATAACGCTTTATATGCTACCAATGAAATCGAATTCTCGGTAATCGAGATTGAAGACATCAAGAGACGCATCAAGGACGCATTCCACGATGCCATTGAGGAATATGTAGACAGGCTCACTCAAAAGAACCTTACTTCGATCAATAGTAAGGGTGAGCTTAGCTTCACGATTTCCTCTGATGTCGAGGTAGAAGATGACTTCTTCCTTTCGGAACTTATCTCTGAAGCTGAAGGCGTAGTTGTAGAGCGTAGAGTTACTGCCCCCGTATCAACCTATCCTTATCACGGCACATACAACGGAAGCGCTCCGGCAGCGGCAACAACCCCGAAGACTACCTCATCCTTGCAGAGCAAACGTCCCGACGTCGAAGACGACGATGATTATGGACGCCAAATTTCCCTCTATGACGACGATGATGAGGACGACTACTACAAACTCTACAGAGAGAGGTGCTCAGTATGAATCTCGTAAAATCACAGGACTACTTCAATCCTATTGACGTAACCAGCCGATGTCACATCATCGGCTGTGGCTCCGTCGGCTCTACCGTGGCAGAGCTTCTTGTTCGCCTCGGTATCACAAAGATTTCCCTCTACGACTTTGACGTCGTTTCTGCTCACAATCTGGCGAACCAGATGTTTACCAATGCAGACATCAAGCGACTCAAGGTTGATGCGGTAAAGGATATGCTGTGTGCAATTAACCCCGAAGCCGCGAACGACATCACTGTTTACCCCGAAGGGTGGACACAGAACACACGCTTGAGTGGCTATGTTTTCCTGTGCGTTGACAACATCGACCTCAGACGTGAAATCGCTATCAAGAACAAACCCAATCAGTCCATCAAAGCAATGTTTGATTTCAGAACTCGCCTTGAGGATGCTCAGCATTATGCCGCCGACTGGAAAGATTCCCGTATGGTGGACAATCTCATCCGCAGTATGGACTTCACTCACGAAGAAGCTAAAGCTTCGACTCCTGTAACGGCGTGCAACGTTGAAATGGGAGTAGCACCCACAGTAAGAATCATCTGTTCTTACGGAGTTTCTAACTTTATGAACTTCATCAGAAAGAAGGAACTCAAGAAAATTGTTACGATAGACGCATTCAATTTTGATATTGATGCGTTTTAAGTAACGCTCCGATAAAGAAATTCTTATCTTCACGATAAGGCTTTGGATTACATTCAAAGTGCCAAGATGTCAGAGCGAGCGACGACGCTCAGAAGGGATGCAATCCGGGATACAACCAGCTCAAGCGAGCGTGGTACTGCTGGTAACTCCCGTGCACACGAGAAACCACCACCGAACACCCCCTTATGAGCCAGTTTATTAACACATTGTTAATAAATAATTGTTCAAAACATCTTGACAAACTCCATCTTCAGGATTACCATCGCAGGTTCCGCGGTCTTCATGAGATGACAATAAATAAATGTTTATAGGAGATCCACATTATGCCATACATAACTATACCGGTGCGTCAGAAAGAGTACCAGATTTCTTTCGACGACATCTTAAACGGTATCAATGAGTCGTTCTTTGCAAGGATGATGGATGATACCTGTGATACAAGAACGGTATATCGTGACCACACCCCGCCCCGTCTGCTTGAAAAAATCAACATCGGGGCTATGGTTGGTATGCTTGAAAAGTTCAACAACCGCCACCGTGAGTATTTCGATGTACCCAAAGAAAACCTTTACGAAACCTTTTATCTTATGAAAAAGAACAAGGGTTTCTCGGTTGTAGTGCGTGAGATTTTCAAGACTCACAACGCTAACTCTGGCATTTCATACAGCGGCAAAGACGTTTATGCAGATGTGTTTGCTATCTTGAAGGGATTGCTTACCAATCACCCTTGCGCAGAACACAACAGAATCGAGCAGGAATCTCTTGCTAAGTGTGTTCAGTACCTAACTCCTCTCGGATTTGAGGTAAATGAAGAGAAAATCAAATCCTTCATCAAAGCAGGGTTCCGCCGCATAGACGCACCCCGTGCTGAGTTTAAGAGCGTTCTCACCGACCTCAAAATCACCTTCGAAAACAAACTGTTCGGAAGCTATCACACCTCTGCATTTGCTTATGTCAAGGGCAGATCTACGATAGATGCTCTTAAACGTCACCAGAGAAACAATTCGCGCTGGTTCCTCAAGCTTGATTTTTCAAACTTCTTTGGTTCCACTACTCACGAATTTGTTCTTCGTCAGCTTAGCAGCATTTTCCCTTACAGCGAGATTGTTAAGAGCGAAAGAGGTCGCGAGGCTCTGTCGAAGGCATTATCTCTCTGTTTCCTGAACGGCGTTCTTCCGCAGGGTACTCCGTTTAGCCCTACGATCACGAATATTATGATGATCCCTATCGATCACGCCATCGCTAAGATGTGCCGTGAGCATAGCCCTCATCTCTGCTATACAAGGTATGCAGACGACATCCTCATTTCGAGCGACCTGTCGTTCACGTGGGAAGTCGATAAGGAAGGTTCCGTACAGAATGAAATCCTTGACATTCTCCGTCGTTTCAATGTTCCCTTCTCTCTTAACACCGAGAAAACCAGATATGGTTCTTCCGCCGGTCGCAACTGGAACCTTGGACTGATGCTTAACAAGGATAACGAAATCACCATCGGTCACGAAAAGCGAAAGGCTTTCAAGGCGGCGGTGTATTCCTTCTTAAACGATTACACGCATCATCGTGTGTGGGACGTTGAGGAAGTGCAGGTTCTTGGTGGACAAATTGCATACTACAGAAATGTAGAAAAGGAAAACATCGATGCAATTATTCTGGCGTATAACCAGCGCTTCGGTGTTGATATGATGCAGATCATCAAGGACATCATAAGCAATAGATAAAAAACTTAAATAGAAATTTTGATATACATATCAAACGTCTGATTATATTAGACGTTCCGCGAGGGTTCTTACGTAGTACCGTTCTGAAGTCAAAGCCTTAAGAAACTGCGTTTCTTAAGCCAGTGATTCAGAACCGTACTACAACGAGAATTTTGATCGAGCAGATGAAAATTCTCCTTTATTGTATTTAAGTTTAACAATTACAATCGTTATTTCTATCGAAAGATAGGGCTTTGGGTTACACTCAAAGTACCACATTGTGAGACTGAAGAAGGCACGCAGCAGGCGCCTCCTGCAGGAAGCTTGGACACTGAGAGCACCTCATCAGACTCCGATTCGGGCTTTAGGTAGCAAAACCACAGAAATACCTAATATTTATGTTGGGTTTTAGACACTTTTCAACAATCATTTGCACAAATCCAAATGATTTCTTACGGTTCGCCGAAGCTGTCTCTGCCCAGTCATGATCATTCCGCCCGCTGAATTTATACGTGGATTGTAATGGAAAGGAAAACAAATGTATGAAGTAACTATTTACACGGACGGGGCGTGTTCAGGAAACCCCGGCGCTGGCGGTTGGGGCGCAATTCTCTTCTACGGTCAACACTCAAAGGAAATCAGTGGTGGCGTAGCAGACACGACAAACAACCGTATGGAGCTTCAGGCAGTTATAAGTGCACTGAAGTGCTTAAAAGCACCGAGCAAAGTTTCGCTGTACAGCGATTCTGCGTATGTAGTAAATGCATTTGCTCAAGGCTGGATTGATAACTGGCAAGCATCCGGCTGGAAAACCAAGGGGAGAAAACCCGTACAAAACAAAGAATTGTGGCTTCAGTTGCTTGCCGCTATGAAGCCTCACCAAGTTAAATTCATAAAAGTTAAAGGTCATTCTGATAACCAATACAACAACAGATGTGATGAGCTTGCAAGAATGGCAATCGAAAAATTGAAGTGAAAGGAATACATATTATGCAACCTAAATGTGATTATTGTGACTTTTTCGGCGAGAAGTACCATTGCAACAACTGCAAACTCTTTAACAGAACGAGAACTACTCGCCTTCCGCAGGAGATGGACTGCACTCTTGAAGAACTTGTAGCATACATAAACGGAACAGAAGATGTTACCGAGCGCTTTATGGTAGGCGACTACAAAACTATCGAGTTATATACCGGCGAGGAAGTCAAGATGATTCTTCTTGACGTCGAAAAGGACACTCTCGCAAGCGGTGGAACCGCTAAGACGACATTCGGTATTCTCAAGATGGATGACCGATACAGAATGAACCCTACAAACACAAACCGCGGCGGATTTGCGTCGAGCACTATGAATACAGTCACTCTTGAACGCATTTACAGACTACTCCCCGATATTCTCAAGCAGAACATCAAGCTTGTTAATAAGAAGTGTTCTATGGGAGAAAACAATCCCGACATTTTGACCAGCGTACACCAACTCTTCCTTTTCAGCGAGGTTGAGATTAAGGGCGAAGCACAACATTCCTTCGCAGGAGAAGGTGAACAGTATGAGTATTTTGCAAATACCCGCCATCTCCCTTTCGAGGATTATACGTGGTTGCGTTCCCCTTACCGTGGTGACGGTCGCTACTTCTGCTACGTGTATGGCGGTGGCTTCGATTACCGCTGCGCCAGCAATCGCTACGCTGTCGCCTTCGGCTTTTGTATCTAATCTTTAATAAACACAAATCCGCACCGTTTTGGTGCGGATGAAAGGACTCATATGCACAAGTATAAAATTGAGTTGGTTACCATAACCGACATTCAAAACTTTGTTAACGTGGTATCCTCTCTGCCCGGTAAGATTATGTTGACGGACGGTAGCGACTTCTGCGTTAATGCCAAGAGTTTGCTTGGGGCAATGGCGACGGTCGAATGGAGCGAACTGTACTGTGTTGCTTCTGAGCCGATCTACACAAGCATTCAGAAATTCTGCATTTCGTGAGGTAGTTATGGAGCACAAAACATTTTACTTCCCAATCCGCGGTGAAAGATACGTTCCCTCTATGCATCACGCATTGGCTGAAATATTAAATTGCATTCTCAATGCAAAGCCTATCAGAATATACACCACCAAGGAGTTCGCCGAAGAGGCTGGCAGAAATATGCTTTTCGATGATGACACCTTTGCAATCTTCGAGGTTGAATTGTCGGCGTGTGTTTCAATCTATGAAAGAGATTTCAGAAACAATGAAATCAAGCGACATCATTGTTTTGCCAAAGATAAAATCTGGCGTTACTTTGGAATCGTCAAATAATTTAAATCAAATTCTACTTTGATGGAAGGAAAATTATGAAAAAGTACATCAATTTGAGGACTTTTATGTCTCTCTTGTATCTTTTGACATTCATCTTCCTCGCGGTTTTGATGAATCACTTCCCGCAAGCTCTTTCTGCGGAGCCAACTATTCTCGGAGCAATTCTCTGCGGAACGAATATCGGCATGGCAACGGTGCTTTTCATCGATGCAATTCGATCATCCAAAGAAAAGAAGTGACATCGATATGAAATATTTTTTGATTGCCGATACACACTTCGGTCACGAAAACATCATCCGATACTGCAACCGCCCATTCAGGACGGCTGAGGAAATGAACAGAGTGCTTATCCAAAATTGGAATAGCACCGTATCCAAAAATGACACTGTGTTTGTTCTTGGTGATTTTGCTTTCGGCAAGGAGTTGATTAAGGAAATCGCTCCGAAGTTGAACGGAAGGAAAATCTTAATCAAGGGCAACCACGATGACTATAGAAATGAATACTATCGCAACTGTGGTTTTGAGGAAGTAAGCGAATACCCAATCTTGTTTGGCTTCTATCTGTTAAGCCACGAGCCGTTACAGCTCAGCGAAACCACACCGTATTTCAATTACTATGGTCACGTCCACAACGATACAAAGTATGTGGACAACCTAACAAGCCGATGCGTAAGCGTCGAAAGAATTGGCTATAAGCCATTCTGCTTTTACGAAACATAAAAAAAGTTTAAATAGGTATGTCGGATCCCCTTATACATAATCCGAGCTTTTGATTACATCAAAAGTGCCTCGATGTTGAAAGTGAATTCAAATAAAAACAGTCGCAAAGCGACTGTTTGGAGGCTGGTTTTATAACGAATGCACCTCCAAGAGGAGCATTCCAAACGGTATTTAAACGGAATAGGAGAGGTACTATGGACAACGAAAAGATTGTTGATATGAACGAAGAAGAAATGGACGAACAGTTCATTGAGGTAAAGCTTGATATCCTGCTCACCAATGAGGATATCGATGATATTATGTGTGCTGCTCTTGAGGGCGGTATCAACTATTGGTGCGGCAAAGCAAAGGTTGTCGGCAAGTACCTTGGCGATTATGCAAGCGAGCAGATCTCTCGCGGCGGCACTCTGAAGCTGTACGATGGTGAGTCTGGTGAAGAGTTCGAACTCACAAAAGAAAAGTTCATCAAAGGACTTATCAAACACTTGGAAGATGGTCGTTCTGACCTTATCTCCCAAGGAATGATTGATACCGGCGCCCTTGATGCTTGTGACGCCGATGCAATCATTCAGTATGCGCTCTTCGACGAAGTAGTTTATGGATGAGGTGACGGTATGGCAAAATTCATAATGCTTATCGGTCTTCCGGGCTCGGGCAAATCCTATATCGCAGAAAAGACGAAAGCGAAAATGAAGAGTGTTCTCGTAGTTTCGTCAGACGAAATCCGAAAGGAATTGTTTGGCGACGAAAACGACCAGCAAACCCCCGAAAAAGTGTTTGAAACAATGAGAGAGCGAACCTTCAACGCACTCAAGGACGGCATCGATGTCATCTACGATGCCACAAACATCAGGAGAAAGTACCGCAGAGCACTTCTCCGTTCGCTTCCTAACTGTGAAAAAATTGCTTACGTCGTATGGTCGAGATATGACCTCTGCGTAAAGAGAGATGCGGAAAGAAGTCGCACTGTTGGCGAGCCCGTAATCAAAAAGATGCTTCTTGGATTTCAACCTCCGTTCTACGATGAGGGATGGGATAAGATTGAGGTTGACCACAACGGTGAACTTTATACTCAGTCCGACTACGAGGATTGGATGAACTGTGACCACGATAATCCGCATCACAATAACACCGTCGGGGTTCACACTCAGCAGGTTTGCGATGAAGCATTCAAGCTCTCTTATGACGCTTTGAATGACGAAAAGTATAGCACGGCATTGACAAATATGATTGTTCTCTTCGCCGCCGCTATGCACGACACCGGCAAGAAATTTACCAAGACTTTCACCAACTTCAAGGGTGAAACCACCGAGATTGCGCACTACTACGACCATCACAACGTAAGTAGTTACTATACTCTCGGTTTTGAAAAGTTGATGACTATGAGCATCGAGGAAAGATTGCTGATTGCTTGGCTTGTAAACGTACATATGGAGCCGTTCTTCAACAGCAAGTATTACAAAAATCTTAAGCCCGATCTGAAGTCGCTCGTTGATGCGCTTCATTCCTGCGACGTAAAGGGCGCATAAAGAAAGGAGAGCATATGTTTGACCGCGAAACTTACATAAGAAGTAACTTGCAGGCACACTACAACGAAGCTGTTCAAAGCGGGCAAATGGTGTTCTGCTTGATACTTCAAGGAAGCCAAAATTACGGGCTTGATATCAACAATGAAAAATATCAGAGCGATATAGACACGAAGGCTATTATCCTGCCTTCATTCGAGGATTTCTGTAGAGGCTCTGCTCCTATATCCACTACCCACATTCGAGAGAACAATGAGCACATTGATTTCAAGGATGTGAGAGTGATGTTTGAAACATTTAAAAAACAGAACGTTAATTTTGTTGAGGTTCTCTTCTCTGACTACTACATCGTAGCTGAAGGCTATGAGTCTTTCTGGGAAGATCTCCGTGCTCTTGCAGAAGATTTAACTCACTGTCACCCTACTCAAACACTGAGAACGATGGCGGGACTCAGCCTTGAAAAGCGGAAGGCGTTATGTCACCCATACCCTACCATCAAGGACAAGATCGATAAGTACGGATACGATGGCAAACAGCTACATCACATCATACGCATTAACGATTTCATCAAGAGATACGTTGCGGGAGAGTCGTTCAAGGCGTGCTTACATCCCACCCCTACAATAAGAGCTAAGCTGGATGCCGCAAAGTTGAACGAATATTCCTTGGAAGATGCGTTAAGGATGGCAGACGAGTTTTGCGATGAAACCAATGCAATCAGAAATGCTTATATGGAGAAGTATGGCAACGATTGCGATGGCAGAGCGTATAAGAAGCTCGATGAAATCAAAGTTGAACTACTACGCAAGTGGTTCAGAAAGGAATTGTCAATATGAAATATTATGTTGTTTCTGACATTCACGGATTCTACTCACAACTCGTGAAAACTTTGACTAAAGCAGGGTTCTTTGATGAGACCGAACCTCACAAGCTTATCGTTTGCGGAGATATGATGGACAGAGGAAATGAAGCTATCAAAATGCAAGAGTTTATGCTCAAGCTTCTTGAGGAAGACAAGCTTATATTTGTTAGGGGTAATCACGAAGATCTACTCATTTCAATGCTGGGCGACCTCAGAAAATCTCGTTTTGGATTTTACTTCGGCACCTCTCATCACGTATCTAATGGGACGTGGAGCACTGCTCTTCAGCTCACGGGGGTAAAGGATGATGATGCCACCGAGAACTACGAAGACTTCATCAAGAAGGTAAAGGCGACTGGTTTTTATAAGAAGCTCATTCCTGCGAGCGTGGACTATTACGAAACCCCCAACTACATATTTGTCCACGGTTGGATACCCTGTTTCACAAACAAGATGCCTGATTGGCACACCAGAGGAAGGTCTTATGCTTACAATCCCAGATGGAGAGATGCAAGCAAAGAAGATTGGAATACCGCCAGATGGTTTAACGGTATGCAGGTTGCTGAGGAGCATCACATAATTGAACCCAACAAGAAAATTGTTTGCGGACACTGGCACGCATCTTTCGGTCACTGCGCTTACGAAAAGAAATGCACGGAGTTTGGTGAGAGTGCAGATTTCACTCCATATTATGGCAACGGTGTGATTGCAATCGACGGATGCACCGCGTACACAAATGAGGTTAATTGCCTTGTCATTGAGGATTAAATACTGTGTCGAAGCGCACATATATTTTATCAAATAAATCAGCTATTGAAGATTGGATCTTTTTAAATAAGAGCAAAGCTTGGATTGCCAGACAATTGCATTGCAAAATTGACACCCTAAACCGATATCTAAAAGAAATGAATATATCATATTCTGGAAACCAAAGTGGCAAAGGGGTTAAGACATATGTTCCTTCGAGGTATATGCCATTTCAAGAATATATATCAAAATCCAAAAACGTTCATAGCGATCATATCCGAAAGAAACTATTAAGAGATGGATTAAAAAAGCACGAATGTGAACGATGTCATAATACTCATTGGAACGGACTTTTGATACCTCTCGAAGTACACCATAAAGACGGGGATAAGTCTAACAATGACTTGTCTAACTTGATGATGTTATGCCCCAACTGCCACGCTCAAACCGATTTTTACAGAGGCAGAAACAAGAATTCTGGGCGTATGGCGAAATAGGCAGAACGCTACGGTCTTAAAAACCGTTGAATAAGATTCGTGCGGGTTCGAATCCCGCTATGCCCACCAGATCGGTGCTACGAAGCCTGAATGCTGGCATTGAAAAGGAGAACAAACCAGCGGACGTTGGGATGAAAGCAGCAGTAGTAAATGGAGTTAGATGAACAGCCGATAAAGTGCGTGGGATGTTCCCCGCAAGCTACTCACCCATATGGAGAGATTTCCTGCAAAAGGTTGAAATTAGTAATCGTAAAACCCACGGCTTATTTCAATTTGCCGAAGAAATAAGCAACGAGATGGCGCACCACATACGCTCAAACCGCTAAGACTTTCATAAAACAGAACTTAGCAAGCTTAGAATGTGGAATTTTCAAGGGAAGGCATTGGTGGGTTCTCTAAATTGCCACTGATGAGAAAGCCGAACAATAGGATTTAGTTCCGAAAAAGGCACTGGTGGAACAAACAGTACGACCTTGAAGCTAAGGTGTTCACCGACGGGACAGCCCCGCAACGGTTAAATAAGAGGCGAGCTAAAATTTCTCGGACGGCTTGAAGTACAAAAGCCGTAAACACATCATACGGAGAGTTAAGCATAGTTGGCACTGCAGCGGTTTGCTAAACCGTTCGCCGTTTATTCGGCGCAGAGGTTCGAGTCCTCTACTCTCCGCCAATGTAAGTGTGGTGTAACGGTAACACGGCGGTCTCCAAAACCGTAAGATGGGGGTTCGAATCCCTCCGCTTATGCGGGACGTTAGCTCAGTTGGTTAGAGCCACCGGCTCATAACCGGTAGGTCTAAGGTTCGAGTCCTTAACGTCCCACCAGCCCTGTTCATTCAAAAAGTTTCCTTGCAGGGGTTGTTAAAGGAAGCCTTCCGCTACGGTTAATGGTTCAAATTCTACCGGCAATAAAACAATAGAAGCCTCGCAAGGTGCAAGCGTTCCAATAAGGTGTTCAGCGGATTACATATATGCTGGTGTAGCTCAGTTGGTAGAGCAGTTGATTTGTAATCAACCGGTCGTGGGTTCGAGTCCCACCATCAGCTCCAAAAGTGTTGCAGATGTGAATATAGGCGGTGACAATGACGCGACGAAAGTCGTGGTGCCAATATCGTGAGCACAATAACACGGGAGCTGCTCCTATGGCTGAAGGCTCCTTGCAACATTCATATAGATGAGAAGAAAGCAACTCTCTGCTGGCGGTGAAATGATATATCTTCCAGCCGTACTAAAACGTATTAGGCATTTGTATGACGTTAAGCCCTCTACCGACACGTTAGATCGGGGTAAGCACATCAGAGAGGATATAGTACTACGAGAGTGCAGATTACATACTTAGCGGGCATTTGGTAACTTAGCCGGTGGTGTGCATCGGTTAGCGAACTGCAAGAGCGTATAGGTTACTGAAGCGGCGCGGCAATCGTTTGCAAGCAAATAACTTTAATGGCTTGAGGAGTGGACGAGGTGTGGCTACGGAGACCAACCAACGGTGTTGAGCGTAAGTAGAGTTGTTAACCTTGTTTGCTTGTGAACATTGTTACGGAGAGTTAGCCTAATGGTAAGGCAGCAGACTTGAAATCTGCCGTCACCGAAAGGTGTTCAGGGTTCGAGTCCCTGACTCTCCGCCATATGCCAGAGTGGCGGAATTGGCAGACGCACCAGACTCAAAATCTGGCGGTGGCAACACCGTGTGGGTTCAAGTCCCATCTTTGGTACCAAGCGCTACGGCGGTCGGCGTCCTGAAAAGGTTAAAGATCGCCCCACATAAAATCTATGCACCTGTACCCTTGAAAAACTCGTATCAGGTATTTTACCGTGGATAAGCAGGTGCGTGTGAAATAAAAGGGTAAGAGAATAAGCACAACACTGGGGTATCGCCAAGCGGTAAGGCATAGGACTTTGACTCCTACATTCGTTGGTTCGAATCCATCTACCCCAGCCAAAGAAAGACACACACAGCAACTTTCAAATTAAATTAACAGGATAGTAAGTATAATGCTATGGGACGTGAGCTCCTAAAACTCACTGATTACTGGTTTAAGAACCAGATGACTGTCGGCAAAGTCGAATGATTGAGAATTAAACATTCTCTGTTGCTCTTACGATGTAGCCTGTAGTAAGAAGCGACGTCGCAAGGCTATATCCTCACCCAACGTCATTGTCCGGGAAGGATGGCGGTGTGTCTTGAATATGTTCGCGTAGCTCAGCCGGTAGAGCACCTGACTTTTAATCAGGGAGTCGGAGGTTCGAGTCCTCTCGCGAACACCATTTGTGGGTATCGTCTAACGGCTAAGACACCTGCCTTCCAAGCAGGGGATGCGAGTTCGATTCTCGTTACTCACTCCACGCCCGTGTGGTGGAATTGGTAGACACGCCAGACTTAGGATCTGGTTCGTAAGAGTGAGAGTTCGAGTCTCTCCACGGGTACCAATCGGGGCATAGTTCAATGGTAGAGCTCTCGCTTTGGGAGCGAGATGTTGTGGGTTCGAGTCCCGTTGCTCCGACCAAAAAATCAATATAGGAGGATACACTTATGAAGAAAGCTTTAATCGTCATCGATATGCAGAACGACTTTGTGACTGGTGCTTTGGCAAATCCCGCCGCAGAAGCAATCGTAAAGCCTATCGCAAAAAAAGTTAAGTCATTCGATGGCACAATTATCGCAACCAGAGACACTCACGATGCAGATTATCTGAAATCTCCCGAGGGTGTTAAGCTTCCCGTAGAGCATTGCATCAAGAACACCGACGGATGGAAGGTTGTTCCCGAGATTGAAGCTGCTATTAAAACAAAGCAGGATTTCAGATATCTCGATAAGCCCACCTTCGGTATGCCCAGAGATTGGAATCTCGGTACTTACGACGAGGTTGAGGTTGTAGGAACCTGCACAGACATCTGCGTTGTAAGCAACGTACTTCTCTTGAAGGCGCTCTACCCTGCTCTTTCCATCAAAGTTCACGCAAATCTTTGTGCCGGTCTTTCCGAGGAAAAGCATCTCGCAGCATTGGAAGTAATGCGTAGCTGTCAGGTCGAGGTAGTGTAATGATTAAACTAAACGACCACGTTATCGAACAGGATTGCTTTGGTGACGGCACTTTAAAGTGTGCCCTGCCGCCGATCAATTCCGCAGGCAGTCTTATCGTTATCACTTGGTGTTACGATAACGATGCAGAGTTATTTACTCTCTGGAGCCTTGTTTGCTATATCAGGGACAGATATCCCGACATTACGCTGAACTTGGCTATGCCGTACATTCCTCACGCAAGACAAGACCGTGAGGTAAGCCATAGACTATTCACCTTGAAGTATTTTGCAAAGGCAATCAATGCTATGAACTTCCGCAAGGTGTTCGTGCTGGATCCCCACTCGGATGTTTCTCTCGCGGTACTTGACAGAGTAGTACCTATGCGCTCCATCTTTTATCCCGATACCGATCTCACGAGGAATAGCGGTGATGTTTATACGGTTATGTACCCTGATGCCGGTGCGGCTAAGAAGTACGGCTCTCAAGAAGATGTCGCTAATCCTATCATCGGAAACAAGCATCGCAACGAAGAAGGAAGAATCGACGGATATGAGCTTCTTAACTTTGTTGAGGGGACTAAGAACGTCATCATCCGTGATGACATTTGTAGTTATGGTGGCACATTTGTTGCCGCCGCAAAAGAACTGAAGAAGCGCGGTGTCGAGAAGATTATTCTCTACATTTCGCACTGTGAAAACAATATTTTGAAAGGCGAAGTTCTTGACTGGGTTGATATGGTGTATACAACCGACAGTATCTGCACTGTCCAGCACCCCAAAATTCAGATTATCAAGAGCTTTAGAGAAGGTAGAGTCAATGTACCGAATTAACCCTTTGCTTGAAAGCGATTTCTACAAGCAGGTTCACTGGAACCAGTACCCAAAGAACGTTACAAAGGTTGTGAGCTACTTCACGCCTCGTATGAGCCGCCTTAAGAATGTGGGAGAAAACCACATCATTATGTTCGGTTTACAGTCGTTCATCAAGGAGTTCTTAATCGAGGACTTCAACGAGTTCTTCTTCGCTCGCTCAAAGGAAGAGGTTATGGCAGAGTACAAGCACTTGATGGATAACACCCTCGGTGCAGGGCTCTACGGAGAGGAAAGAATTGCAGAGCTTCACGAGCTCGGTTATCTCCCTCTCGAAATTAAGGCACTCCCCGAAGGAACGAGAGTCCCCGTAGGAGTTCCTATGTTTGAGATCAGCAACACACATCCCAAGTTTGCTTGGCTCACCAATGCGATTGAGTCGGTAATCAGTTGCGAGATGTGGCACGCTATGATTTCTGCGAATGTCGGATATATGTACCGTCAGATCGTAAACAAGTATTACGATTTGAGTTGTGATGACAATATCCCCCGCAGAAAAGCTCTTGGTGACTTCTCGATGAGAGGTCAGGAGTCCAAGAGAAGCGCATACAAATCATCTGCAGCGTGGCTTCTCTCTTTCGTAAACACCGCTACCGTTCCCGCAATCGACTATCTTGAGAGATATTATGGTTGCGATTGCTCAAAGGAAGAGGTTGGCTTTGGCGCCGTTTCCACCGAGCACTCCGTAATGTGTAGCAATTTCGCGGTTGACGGCGATGAAATCACAATGATTAAGCGCTTGCTCACCGAAATTTACCCCAACACCTCTTTCAGTATGGTCAGCGATAGCTACGACTACTGGAATCTCGTAGACAATCTTCTTCCCTTGTGCAAGAACGAGATTATGAATCACAACGGATGTCTTCTCGTGAGAGGCGACTCCGGCGATCCTGTAGAGGTCGTAACGCAAACCGTGTTCCACCTTTGGAACATCTTCGGCGGAACTGTTAATTCGAAGGGCTACAAGGTTCTCGATCCCCACGTCAAGGCAATCTATGGCGATAGCATTACACCACAGAGAGCCAAAGCAATCTACAGTATCCTCGTTGAAAACGGGTTTGCCGCAAGCAATGTTTCTCTTGGCGTCGGAAGCTTTTCGATGCAGTGCTTGGAAACTATCGATTTATTCAACGGAGATCCCTTGACCACATACAACCCCTACACCAGAGACACCTTTGGCATTGCCATCAAGGCAACTTATGCTGAAGACGAGAACGGTGCGCCTATCCCGATTTTTAAGAACCCCAAGGAATCTTCCTTCAAGAAGTCCCACAAGGGTTGTGTAATCGTTAAGGAGCACGAGGGCGAGCTTGTGGCAGAAGATATGCACACCTACCTCGAAACCGTTGAGGACGAAAACAATCTTATGGAGTTTGTTTTCTGCGACGGTCAGATGGAGAAGGAATATTCCCTCAAGGAAATCCGCGACAGACTCCACGGAGGTAAGTTCTGATGGTTACATATCACCAAGGAGATTTAATCAAAAGCTCCTGCAATGTGATCTGCCATCAAACCAACTGTATGGGAGTTATGGGCTCGGGTATTGCAAAGACAATTCGAGCCCTTTATCCCGACTCTTACAAAGCGCTCAGAGAACGGTTCGAGAAAGGCGAGGCTAAGCTCGGCGAAATCGATATCGTTCCTGTGGAAACAGAAAATGGCTCTCTGCGTTTCGTCATCAATATGTATTCGCAGAGAGAATATCTTCCGCGCGGTATTCAACATACCAACTACGAAGCATTTAAGAGTTGCCTTGCGATGATTAAAAGCTTCTGCCATATCAAGTCTATCTACAAGATTGGCTTCCCTGCTAAGATTGGATGCGGACTTGCTGGTGGCGACTGGAGTGTTGTCAAAGAGCTTATCGAGGAAGCATTTTCTGAAGATGGCTGGGACGTTGAGGTTTGGGAACTAAACGTTTAACGGAATAATGTTCCGAACAATACCCCGAATAATACCGAACAATACAATCTATTGTTCGGAATGTACGGAGGCACCATATGAGAAATCGAGCTTATAGGCGAAGGATGAAAAACAAGAAGGACAATCGCCTTCGCAAAATCATAACAAAGTGCGGTTATATTCCTCACGCTGGTTACATCGACTGGGATGAGGTTGACGGAGTGTGGCAACCCACAGGCAAATACATTAAGTACCCGAAGAACTCCGACGCACAAAAATACTTAAAAAAGCAATCCAACCGTAGAGTCAGACGTTCTGCTGACCTTCCTCAAAAAGGGAATGGATATCGCAAACGTTCTGAATACTGGAGGATACTGTATTGAATACAAGGAGCTTTTATGAAAGAAAAACTTACAAAAATCCTCAGTTGGCTTGAGGATTACAAGAATGCTACCAATTGCAAGGGCGTTGTGCTTGGCATTAGCGGTGGCAAAGACAGCACAGTTGTTGCTATGCTTGCTAAGAAAGTTTGGGGCGACAACGTTGTTGGTGTTATGATGCCCGACGGTGGACAGGTTGACCTCAATGACTCCGTCGCTATCTGTAACACGCTGAAAATCCAGAGTGCACTGGTGAATATCGGTGCCATTACAGGGCAAATGATTCACACAATCAATTCCTCTGTTCCCTTTGCAAACGTAAGTCAGAAGGCAATCACAAACATCCCGCCGAGAATCAGAATGACCACTCTTTACGCCATTGCTCAAAGCTTGGGATACAGAGTTATCGGCACCGGCAATGCGAGTGAAGCATACATCGGTTGGACGACCAAGTGGGGCGATAGCGCATACGACCTTAACCCCATTTACCATTTGACCTGCACCGAAGTTGTGGAAATCGGCAAGGAACTTGCGGCAGAGTTCGGGCTTGACCAGAAGTATATCAGCAAAGCTCCATCGGACGGTTTAACAGGAATGACTGACGAGGATAACTTCGGATTTACTTATGAGTATCTTGACGGAGTCATCAGAGGTGAAATTGAAAGCACTGAGGCGATCAGCCTTCTCCACGCAATGAGTGCGCACAAAAGAGCTATGCCCTACACTCTTCAGTAAGCAGGAGGGCAATATGAGTTCTGCAAAGCAAGATATTTTATCGAGGTTAAGCAAATGCCACGATCAAATCAAAGAACATCCATTTCGCACATCCTTTGCGAGTGAATACATAAGTGATTACAAATATCTCTTATACCACCTGACGGAAATCTGGTGCGATTTGATTTGGCGTTGCGACGAGCTGACAGATATGGAGCGTGCACGCCTAAGATATTTCGACGGCTGGATACACGACTTCAGACAATATTTGCGTACTTGGGATAAAACATCGTTCCCGATGTGGTGTTTCGATTACTACGAGCAAATGCTCCAAGTAACTCACACCTTTATCGATACCGGGGAATATCCCGAGTATTATAACTTGGATGTGTACTTTATCGGCAATGCAAGAGAGGTTATATCCACGAAACATATATGGGTTACCGAAGAGAGTTGCGGTATTAAATCTGAGATTTTACCTTGCTACTTTCCTATCGGTGCTACGTTTGTAACCGATGAAGAAGCAATTAAGAAAAGAATCTACGACCAGATCTGGTCTGATCGCAGTGAATCTGCGATGGAAGCTCGTTTTGAGTATTGGCTCAAGAATACCAAACCAGTACTCGAATACTTGAACAGTTGTCACAAAAGTATCGAGCACACTTTGCCGATATGGCACTCTATGAAATTAGAGCCAAGCAAATGCAGACCAAAGGAGGGAGAGTAAATGAGTAATCGCAAAGATTCTCTCGGAGACAGAATGAAAGAAAATTACGAGAACCGAGCAAAAACTTACTTGGTTCGCAGGATGCCTGTAATCATCCGCCTTGACGGTAAGGCATTCCATACATTTACCAGAGGCTTTGATAAGCCTTACGACGAAGTGTTCCACTGGGCGATGAACGAAACCCTGCGCTTTCTTTGTGAAAACATACAAGGATGTAAATTCGGCTATACACAGTCGGATGAAATTACTCTTTTGCTGACGGATTACGACACGCTTACGACCGATGCTTGGTTTGACAACGCAGTCCAGAAGATGTGTAGTGTTTCGGCAAGTATGGCGACTTTGGTATTTAATCAACGTTTACATACCGCCGTATACAGACACGAAGTATCTGTTTGGCACGACGGTAGTGATACGCCCGTCGATGAAAAACAGAAAAGGCTTCACGATGCTTATGTAAAAGCATATTGCAAAGGAGCTATGTTCGACTCGCGTTGCTTCAATATCCCTGAAGACGAGGTAGTCAACTGCTTCATTTGGCGTCAGCAGGATGCAACGAGAAATGCAATTCAGATGCTTGGACAGTGTAATTTCTCTCACAAAGAATTGAACGGCAAATCCTGTAATGCCATTCAGGATATGCTTATGGAGCAAAAACAAATCAATTTCAACGATATGCCTACCGCTTTCAAGCGTGGCGTATGTTGCTATAAAAACGAAGAGGGCAAGTGGGTAGTAGATGCTGAACCACCGATCTTTACACAGGATCGTGAGTATGTTGCCAATCATCTACTTCGCCACGAAGCCTAATTGGAGGTCGCAGGTATGAAGACATATTCTTGTGACGAATGTAAAAACCGCGGGATGACAAGCAGATGCAAACGATGCACTCATACCGCAGATAAGAAACCAACAAAGTTCAAGCTTGACAAGAATGCGGTTCCGTGCCCCGCCTATTCGAATGATAATAAAGAGTGTAATCTTATAGTTTCAATTCGGGTATGGAAAGAGGAAATCGAAAAAATTGATTTGGAAATCAAGGCACAAGAGCTTATCGATGTAAAGCCCGTTATGGATTTCTTTTACGCTTGTAATCATATCATTCCATCAAGGTTTTTTACTTCCACCACTTGTTATGATAACGAGCATCTTCTCAATGTTATAAGTGGTTCTTTCCACGTGGTAAGCGCGAGTCAGCTAATTTCTACTCTTCAAGCAATCCGTGAAAGAGAAGCAACTTTGATTGAACTAAGAAGAAAGCGTGATGAAGTTAATCAGAAAATCGAAGATGCTAAGAAAAAATTAGGCATCTAACAATCACAGTCCAAAGAGGGCTGACAATTAAATAAAACCTCTCTTTGGACTAAAAATATGTCCAAAGGAGGTCATAAATTGCCAGTAAGAATATCAACCACGAACAGCAAGCTCGGGTTAATCCCCTCGGTCAATCTGGTACCGGTTGTGACTTGCAGAGAAAACTGCCCTTGCGTAAAAGAATGTTACGCTATGAGAGGCAACTTCAGATTTGCGAATGTTCGCAAGTCGATGGAGCAAAACTACGAGTACTACAAATCCAACCCCGAGAAATACTTTGAGGAAATCAAGCTTGCAATTAACAACGGAATGGTGTCATATGCCTACTTCCGATGGCACGCCGCCGGAGATATTGTGGACAAGCAATACTTCGAATATATGGTTAAGGTGGCGGAGCAACTACCTCTCACCTCCTTCTTGGCTTTCACCAAGAAGTTTGAGATTGTGAACGAATACATAAAAGACCACGGAGCTCTTCCGCAGAACCTCAATATTGTGTTCAGCGCTTGGGGTGCCGACTTCAAGATTGACAATCCTTACAGGCTTCCTGTGGCATACGTCAGATTTAAGGATGAGGAAAAGACGGGAATCATACCGACCGATGCGGTCGAATGTTCTGGTGATTGCACAACCTGCTTGCAGTGTTGGAAAATCAAAGCGGGACAGTCCGTCGTTTTCAAAAAGCATTAAATCCCCAAAAACAACTCTTAAACTGAGGCAGTTTAGCCGAAGAATGAGAGATTATATATATAATTACATAAAAAAAGAAAGGAACTATTATGGCAATCGCAATTATTTTGGGAATCCTCTTTGCAGTGCTTTGCATCGGAGGAATCATTTTCGCAGTGTATCAGCACAGCGAGAATGACAACACGAAGCTTACGGTTGTTGGTGTTGTAGTCGCCGTTGTTATGGCGCTCCTCTTCATCACCGTGCCGTTCAGCTTCAGAACAGTAGACACCGGAGAGGTGGCAGTCGTTAAACACTTAGGTGAGGCGAAAGAAACACGCACAGCAGGTACATATTTTGACTTCTGGATGTTAAACACCTACGACCGTTACGACGCAAAGGTGCAGAACGTGGAGATTACCACGGCGGCATATTCAAGTGATGCCCAGACAATGGATATTGCAATGACGTTGCAGTATCAGATTATGAGTGATAAGGTTATCGATATCGCAAAACAGTACGGTTCTCTCGCAATTCTTCAGAGCAGAATTCAGTCTATTGCAATTGAGAAGACCAAGTCTGTTCTTTCCTCTTACAAGGCTATGGACATCATCTCAGACAGAGCTTCGATGTCGCCAAGAGTTGAGGAAGCAATCAAGAACGCAATTGCAGATAATTACCACGTCACAATTGCAACCGTAGTATTAACCAACATTGATTTCTCCGACGCATTTGAAACCGCTGTCGAAGATAAGATGATTGCCGAGCAGAACCAGCTCCGTGCGGAATATGAAAATGCTGCAAAGATCGCTGCCGCCGAGGCAGAGGCTAAGGCAGCCGTACAGAAGGCAGAGGGCGAAGCTCAGGCTAAACTCAAGGAAGCGCAGGCTCAGATTGAGATCGCAAAAGCACAGGCGGAAGCCAAGCTGATTGCGGCACAGGCTGACCGTGAGGCACAAGTTGAGGTTGCTCGTGCCGAGGCTCAGGCTATTCAGCTTAAGTCTATCGAGATTGCAAGAACTCTCGGCTTTACAATCAACGAAACCACCATTACCAACGAAGATGGTACTACTTCTATCGAGTACGTAATCGACTTCGAGGGCAAGACGGCTGAAGAGATTGCAGTCATCACCGATTACCTCAAGTATATGGAGTATCTCGCTAAGTGGGACGGCGAGCTTCCCAATGTTATGACGGACAGTTCCGCAACCATCGTAGTTCCCACCACATAAAAAACATAAAGGAGATTTGGTTATGGCAAGAGCTTTAGCTCATGTTGAACAAATCGTCTGGAAAAAGCCTATTGAGGGTGCCGACAGGATTGAGCTTGTCGGTGTCCTCGGATGGCAGTGTATCGCCAAAAAGGACGAGTTCCAAGTAGGCGAGCCGTGCGTTTACATAGAAATCGACAGTATTGTAGACAAGGATAATCCCGACTTTGCTTTCCTCGAAAAGAAGCATTACAAGATTAAGACAATGAAGATGAAGGGCGTGATTTCTCAGGGAATTGTTTTCCCGATGGGTATTCTTCCCTTCCCGGACTACAACATTGGCGACGACGTTACTTCGGTTTTGAAAATCACCCAGATTGAGGACGATGTACCGAAGGCTAAACCCGTAGACCAGATGACTCGTTTCAAACAGCAACATAAAAAACTATATAACAACAAGCTTATCAGGTATATGATGAAATATACTTGGTTCAGAAAGCTTATGTTCAAGTTCTTCATCCCTAAAAAGAAAGCGAAAGGCTTCCCCGATTGGATCGTGAAGACTGACGAAACTCGTTTGCAGAATATGCCGTTCGTTCTTGAGACTTTCAAGGACAAGCCGATGGTTGTTACCGAGAAGCTTGACGGTACATCAACGAGCTTCGGTCTAAGAAAAGAAAAGAAAAGAAAATACGACTTCGCGGTGTGCTCTCGTAACGTTCGACAGGCTGACATCAATCAAAAGTGTTTCTACGAAGATAATGTCTATCACGAGATGTCGAATAAGTACAACATCAAGAGTGTCTTGATGACGATACTTGAGAGATATAACGCGACGACAGTAGTGCTTCAAGGAGAAACAATCGGCGAGTCAATCCAGAAGAATAAGTACGGTTTGACCGGCAGAGACTTCTATGCATTCAACCTTGTTGTTGACGGCAAAAAGATTGATAGCACAGAGGCTATCAACATCGTTAAGGAATTCGGTATCAAGTGGGTGCCAATCCTCGATGAAAACTTTATCTTGCTTCCAACCGTAAACGATATGATTCAGTTTGCGGACGGTAAATCAGTTCTTTGCGACACGCTGCGCGAAGGACTGGTAATCCGAGATCACGACAACACAACAAGTTTTAAATGCATCAGCAACCAGTTCCTCCTTATGCACAATCTATAAGGAGAAACCGGTGAACGATAAGAGAAGAAAGAAAATCAAAGACGTTATTAAGAGATTGAACGATTGCAAAGACGATCTTGAATCAATCAAGGAAGACGAGGATGAGGCAAGGGACAACATACCTGAGCCTCTTCAAAACGGCGACACTTATTGCGAGTCAGAGGAGTGTAGTGATAAAATAGAAGATGCGATCTCTGACATCAAGGATGTCGTCGATAGTTTAGAAAACATTTAAAACAGGCGGTATCAAGGATGCATCGAGGCGAAATATATTTGGTAGACTTGAGCACTCACGTTGGCTCCGAGCAATCAGGAATACGCCCCGCTTTAATCGTGCAGAATGAACGGGGGAACGCTTGTTCCCCCACCACAATCATCTGCCCTTTGACTTCTAAACAGAAGCCGTCAATGGACACACACGTTCCGTTGACACCAAGTGATTGTGGTATTATCAAGGAATCAACTGTTTTGTGCGAGCAAATCAGAGTGATTGATAAATCCCGCATTAGAAGAAAAGTAGGCGAGGTCATCAACATTCAAAAGATTGAAGACATCAATCAAAAATTGATGATATCTATAGGAATAGGAGTCCAATAAGTGGCTACATATCAACCATTAACTAAGATAATTACCGACGATGAGGGTAATCAGATGGTTACTTGTCGGTATTACGGTACTGAAGAGTGCCGTAAGATACATACGCCAAGCAGATGCAGTGACTGCCCTATGCTGGCAGCCATATTTAATCAACTTCGAGTATTCGAAGAAATTTATACAGAGGAGGTAAACAAAACCAATGCAAAATGACGTTGAGGTTACTCTTGCCCCGCATTTAGCCGAAGCAATTCACCGAATGTACGAAACAGAAGCTCAAACTATTGCCCGGCTTGAACGAGAAAAAGAGCAATTAGCAAACGACCTAAGCACTGAGAGAAGATTGCGCTACGATGCAGAGCGCAAAGTTGAAGAGCTTGAGCAAACAATACACCAGCTCAAAACAGTTATCCCGAAAAAACGTCGTCTGAAAGCAACTGGCGAGCACGAGGAATATACTGATTTTAAGAGCGATGGCAAGCGAAAGGCTCACGCGGCGGAGCCGATTCGGTCTTACGAAGACTTCGTTGCGATACAAAATTACTTCCTCGAACGTAAAAGAATTCGCGACTGGATGATGTGGACTGTAGGTGTTAGCCTCGGTTTAAGAATTTCAGACTTACTCTCTTTGAAAATAAGTGCCTTTCTCAACGAGGACAAAACCTTCAGAGAAAGGATGTACGTAATAGAACAAAAAACCAGTAAAATAAATGACTGTTTAATCACGGAGTCCGTGATAGATGCTATTACAAAATACTTCGATTCCATCCAATGGAAATTCGATCTGGACGATTACCTCTTCAAGAGCAACAAGACGAAGGGGAAAATGTATGAGGAATATGGGTGGAAGATTTTGTCCGATGCGGGCAAAGCACTAAAACTCCCGATCGTAATTGGCTCACACACGATGAGAAAGAGTTTTGCTAACATCGCTGCCTGTGTAGATAAATCCAGCATTGATATGAACGCCATTACCAAGATCCAAGGTTTGCTTAACCATAGCGACCAGAGGGTTACAATGAGGTATCTCGGCACGTATCAAGCGATGTTCGACAGGGCTCGTGTATCAGTGAGTGATTTCGTTCTCGGAAGAACAGACGTGCATGACCTAATCGCAGGAAACAATTACACCATAGACGACATTGTCCTCAAGCTTGATGCTTTGGAGAGTAAAATGTCAGAAAAAGAAACGACAGGAGATTAAAAATGAAATTCACGAGTGCAAAACTTGACAGAAACTGCGTTCTCTCGATGAACGTAGTATTTGACACCGACCTTCTCGGCGCAATTAAAAAAGAGGAGGACGGTTTCTTCTCCGGCTCATACGATATGAGCGACGGCGGAGTATCTGAGGAGTCTCTCTTCCCCATCATCGAAACCCTTTTGGTAATCCACCTCACCAAT